TGGCAAACAGTCCCGGCTGACGTCAAGCAGATTGCCATACCGAACTCGCTTGAGAGGACAATTCGATGGCTGTATCTACTACCCAAAGCATTTGGCGTTCGGGCGGCGGTGATAACACCCGCCAAGCTTATTGCGGCACCGGCGTCATGGCAGCAACTTTCTATGTTGCTAACGCGGCTGTTGCTGGCAACGTTGTCGTTGCTTCTGGCACTACCACTCCCCTTATTCTTCCTGCAAACGCTGTTGTCACGTCTGTGATCATCACAAACGGTCTGACTTCAGGCACGATGAATGTCGGCTACACCACTATTGATGGTGCAACTTCGAACGCTGCGTTCTACGTTTCGGCGTTGGCTGCTACCTCTGCAAAGACTGTCACCCCAGGCGCTACCGGCGCAGGTGCTGGCATCGGGACAGCAGGCAGCCCAACCCAAAACTTCACCGTTACAAGTGAAAGCGCAAGCTCGGCTGTTGGCGACGTCGCTGGCTACATTACGTACTACGTAAATGACCCTCTGTTCGGTCAGCAGAACAACTAATAGGGGGCCAGAATGGCTCAACAAACAGACGTAAAAGCGCAGAGTCGTGGATCGTCGGGTGTAATCTTTGAAGGCCGAACTCGTGTGAAGGGCATGATCATTGCCCCGACATCGAGCGCTGGTAATGTGACGATTGTTGACGGTGGCACGAACGTGTTCACTGTGCAGACGGTTGCAAATGGCGAGGCTTTTAACTGCCTGATTCCTGCGGACGGCATCCTCTTTTACACAAACGTAACAGTGACGTTGGTCAACACTTCTGTGACGGTGTTCTATGGCTAAGACCCCGGCTTGGCAGCGTAAGGAAGGCAAGAACCCTGAAGGCGGCTTGAACGCCAAAGGTCGTGCCTCCTACAACAAAGCCAATCCGGGCAAGCCTGGTCTGAAAGCACCGCAGCCAGAGGGCGGTTCTCGCAAGAAGTCATTCTGCGCCCGGATGTCCGGGATGAAAAAGAAGCTGACTTCTGAGAAGACTGCGAATGACCCGAACAGTCGTATCAACAAATCTTTACGAAAGTGGAAGTGTTGACCGTGGATCTTGCATTTGTCTGGAACGGCGCTCTGACGCTGTTTGTGGGCTTGTTTGCTTACGTTGCCCACGAGAAGTTCTCGGAGCTAGCGCGGATCACCATCTTGTTGAACAAGACGCGTGAGGAGATAGCACGAGACAACGTAACCAAGGCGGAAGTCGACCGCATCACGGACCATATAGATCAGCGATTCAACCGGCTGGAGACCAAGATAGACCAGCTGATTGAGTCACAAAGGAGAGTGTTATGAAGAAGGCAAAGCGTTATCAAACTGGCGGCGTCCTGCGTGATCGTTTCGGCAACCCTGTACGGTCAGGCTCTGGTGAAGTTGTTCGCACCGGCTCCCCAGACAGAGAGTATGACGAGCAGGCATCTGCCTCTATGACAGAGAGCAGCGACTATAGCGGACGTAGACCACGCACAGAGTCGAGCATGACTAGCGACTACATGCCGCGCAGCTCGTTCAAGATGCCAGATATCGGTGATGCAGACGAAGGTGTGTCTGAGTCACGCAAGATTACAGACTACATTCGCAGCAGCCCTAAAGAAGACAGCGTGACCGAGACCGTCAAGGAAGAGGTCAAGGCAAAGCCGAAGGCAAAGCCAAAGGCCAAGAAAAAAGAGCTTTCTGGAATGTTTGGCAATATTGATTCTGATAGCTTGAACAAGCGTCGCCTAGAAGGCTTGAAGAAAGAAGATTCTCCGTACGGCAAAAGCGAGCGTCTTAAGGCTCTTGCTGGCACCTTCTCTTCTGAGCACGCCTCCAAGCGTTACGCAGAATCCACTCCGTATGCTCGGTCAAAGATGGGCATGAAGTCTGGCGGCAAGGTTAGTTCTGCATCCTCGCGCGCGGACGGTATCGCCCAGCGTGGCAAGACCAAAGGGAGAATGTGCTGATGTCTGACATGGCAAAAATGCAGACGCGCATCCGTGAGCTTGAGGCTCGCCGCGAGAAGGGCGAGTCAGTTCCTGAACTTGATGTGCTGTACAAAAAGATGGATGCGTTAACCGAAAAAGGCTACGCCGAGGCCACAAAGACTGTGACGGGAGAAACACCGCCTGCGCCAGTGAAGAAGGCCAAAGGCGGTTCGGTATCGTCTGCATCTGCCCGTGCTGATGGCTGCGCTGTTCGCGGCAAAACCAAAGGGAAAATGGTATGAGAAAGCGCAGAAAGTTTGCGGACGGCGGCGTGACGGGACAACCCCAGCAGCCTACATATCCGTTCTACGGTAATCAGCCTATGGCCGGTGGTCAGAGCGGCGGCATGAATCAGACGTTCAACATGCAGCCACAAGCCATGTCTGGTCCAAACGATCAGATGACCCAGCGCTTTGCCAAAGGTGGCCAGGCGAAGGTAGGCAAGGTGATGTCTGAGTTCAAGTCCGGCAAGCTGAAGAGTTCGTCGGGGCAGAAGGTAACGAATCCCAAGCAGGCCATCGCCATCGGTCTATCCGAAGCTGGCCTTTCCAAGAAAGCCAAAGGAGGCGAGATGAAAGAGTCGATGAAGAAGGTCAAAGAAGAGGTTGCGTTCATGAAGAAGAAGGGCGCTCCTAAGTCTATGGTCAAGCATGAGATGGCAGAGGCTGGCATGAAGCACGGCGGCAAGGTCAAGAAGATGGCTGCTGGTGGTCTGGCTGCTGGTCACAAGTCGGCTGATGGTATTGCCAAGAAAGGCAAGACCAAAGCAGAGCAGGTCAAGATGGCCAAGGGTGGCATGACCAAGATGCGCAAGGGCGGCTACTGCTAATAGGAGACGGACATGATGCCTTCACGCGGGATGGGAGATATTGCTCCCGGCAAGATGCCCAAGGCCAGGACTAAACGTCGCCGTGACAACACCGACTTCAAGCAGTACAAGAAGGGCGGTGAGGTCTGGGACAAGCCACGTCCTGAGAAGCTTGGCAAGCCTAAGAAGCTGAGTCCTGCGAAGAAGTCTGCTGCCAAGGCTGCGGCGAAGGCTGCTGGTAGACCGTACCCTAACTTAATTGACAATATGCGTATGGCGAGGAAGTAATGGCCTACACCACTTCCACTACCAACTTTAACCCGACGGTCAATGAGATCTTCGAGGAAGCGTTCGAACGCTGTGGGTTGGAGATGCGCACAGGCTACGATTTCCGCACAGCGCGGCGTAGCCTGAACTTGCTGCTGACGGAGTGGGCTAATCGCGGCATCAATTTGTGGACTATCGAATCGGGAACGATCCCGCTCGTACAGGGGCAGATTACCTATGATTTACCTAATGACACCGTGGATCTTCTGGAACATGTTATTCGAACCAATCCTGGGCAGATCGGGACTCAGTCCGACATCAACATCAACCGAATCTCTGTTTCCACCTACGCCACAATCCCGAACAAGCTCACGCAAGGGCGCCCGATCCAAGTCTGGATAAACCGCCGCAGCGGGCAGACAACGGACACGCCGGGAGCTACGCCGCAGTATCCACAGATCAACGTGTGGCCAAGCCCAGATCAAGGTACGGCACAGACACCGTACTACTACTTCGTGTACTGGCGGCTGCGTAGGATGGTAGATGTAGGCAACGGTGTGAATGTAGAAGACATCCCATTCCGCTTTCAGGAGTGCTTGATCTGCGGGCTGGCATATCGACTGGCGATGAAGCTACCGGGCGGCATGGAGCGGATACAGTTTTTGAAGGCCCAGTATGACGAGGCGTGGGAAATGGCGGCAGGCGAAGATCGGGAGAAGGCTCCAGATCGTTTGGTGCCGCGCATGATTACTTACAGGTGATGTATGCCAAGTAAGTACGCAAGTGGCAAGAATAGTATTGCGGAGTGTGATCGGTGTGCTTTCCGGTTTCCGCTGAAAATATTGAAGACGCTGACGATCAAGACGAAGAACGTCAAGATCAAGGTGTGTCCGACGTGTTGGGAGCCTGACCAGCCGCAGCTCAGTCTTGGGATGTATCCCGTGAATGATCCGCAGGCTGTGCGCGAGCCAAGGCCAGATCTGTCGTACTGGCAGTCAGGGATGACTGGGTTGCAGACGGCATACAACTCTGGCACAAGCGAGTCGCAGGATGGCTTTCCGGGCGGTGGTAGTCGGATTATTCAGTGGGGTTGGTCGCCGATAGGCGGGGCTAGGGCAAATGATGATGGATTAACGCCCAACAATTTGGCAGCACAGACTACGGTCGCAAATGTGACTATCAACTAGGAGTGAGAGATGGACAATATGAAGAAGGTAGCCAAGGCCGAGGTGAAAGCGCACGAGAAGCGTATGCACAAAGGCATGAAAAAGGGTGGCGTGACCACGTCTGATCTGAAAAAATACGGGCGTAACGAGGCGCGTATTCATAACCAGAAAACCAAGTGAGGTTGAGATGGCCAAGTACTCGATGAAAAAAGGTGGCAAGGAAGTGGGTCCAGCTTCTGTTTATGCGCCGCCACACACGATGACTGGCAAGGCTGTGTCTGCCAAGTTGAAGAAGATGGCTGACCCGAACAATATCGCGGTGGACAAGCTGGGGCCAAGAACGGCTGTGCAGCGTGTCTCTGCGGGCGATCCTGGCCGTGAGGACACTAAGACTACCGGCATCAAGATCCGTGGCACTGGTGCGGCTACCAAGGGCGTGATGGCCAGAGGTCCGATGGCATGACGTACACCGAGTTAGTCACGGCGATACAGGACTACACGGAGAACTACGAACAGACGTTCGTAGATAACATCCCGCTGTTTGTCCGTCAGACGGAGACCCGCATTTATAATGCGGTGCAGCTGCCGCCTATTCGCCGCAACTCGACAGGTACGCTGCTGACCGGTAACAAGTATCTAACCACGCCGACAGACTTCTTGGCGGTGTACTCCATGGCTGTGATCGAGAACTACGGCACGGCAAACGAGGAGTACCACTACCTGCTGAACAAGGATGTGAACTACATCCGTGCTGCGTATCCCACGCCGGCAGACACAGGCTTGCCGCAGTACTACGCGATCTTCGGCCCACAGGTAACGAGCAACACCACGACGGACGAACTAAGTTTCATCTTTGGCCCTACGCCGGATGACGCCTACACGCTGGAGCTGCACTATTACTACTACCCAGAGTCGATCACGACAGCGCCAGATGGCCGTACGTGGCTGGGTGACAACTACGATCCGGCTCTGCTGTATGGCTCTCTGCGCGAGGCGTACTTGTTCATGAAGGGTGAGCAGGATTTGATTGCCAACGTCGAGGCCAAGTACAACGAGGCTATGGGCGAGCTGAAACGTCTGGGTGATGGTATGGAGCGTCAGGATGCGTACCGCAGTGGTCAGGTTAGGGTGAAAATCACATGACGATTTATCAGGGTTTGACTACATCGTTCAAGGTGGACATCCTGAATGGCCGGCAGAACATCGCGTCAGACTCTTTGAAGATGGCGCTGTATGACGGCTACGTGCAGCTGGGCGACAGCACCACAGAGTACTCAAGTACGAATGAAGTAACGGGGCCGGGTTACACGGCTGGCGGCGAGGGCTTGTCAAACGTCTCGATTGAGTCTACAAGCAACGGTATTGTGTATGTAAGTTTTTCCAATGTGGTTTGGACGAACGCCCAGTTCATTGCGAGAGGTGCATTGATTTACAACTTCACGCGGGCGAATGCGTCGGTAGCTACATTGGACTTTGGAAGCGACAAGACGCAGGCTGCGAATGGCACATTTACTGTGACGCTGCCACCGAATACGCCGTCCAGTGCGTTAATACGTATCAACTGAGGAGTCATCATGACGATTGAAAAATCAAAATCCAGCGAGACTGTCAGCGGCGGTGTAGAGCGCAAGACAGGTTTTGCTGAAGGCGCGTCGGGCGGCGGTGTGTTCACCGTGACTTGCTACGACAAAGACGGCAAGCAGAAGTGGGTAGACATGGGGTCAAACCTGGTGGTCAACACCGGCTTGCAGGACATGAACACCAAGTACTTCAAGGGCGCCACCTACACGGCTGCTTGGTACATCGGCTTGATCAACAACACATCGGCATCGACCACGTTCTCTGGTGGAGACACGTTAGACACCCATGCAGGCTGGGATGAGAACTCCAGCTACAGCGGCACCCGTCCGCAGGTGACGTTTGGTAACGCCACGCTGGCAGATCCGTCGAACATCAACAACTCGGCCTCTTTGGCTACGTTCACAATGACAGCGAATGCCACGATCTCTGGCGCGTTCTTGTGTAATGTAACTTCTGGTACATCTGGCTTGTTGTTCTCGGCGGCCGACTTCCAAGCGCCGGGCGACCGTACTGTTGTGAGCGGTGATGTTCTGAACGTGACGTACTCGTTCAACCTAGATGCAACTTGATAGGGGGTAGTCATGTTTAAGAAGGGCGACGTAGTCAAGCTGAAAGCGGTGATCCCACAGGGTCCAATCATCAAGATGCGCATGGACGATGATGGCAATATCTGGTGCCTGATGGAATGGACAACTGAGGATGGTCAGGCGCACAGCCGTTGGTTTATGGATAGTGAGCTTGAGGCCGCGGGGTAATGTGTGGATGGCGGCTTTGGTAGCGGCACATGGGGGCAGGCTGGCTGGGGCTGTTCAGTATATGACCGGCTGATATCGAACGGCGGTTGGGGTAACGGTGCTTGGGGGTCAGATGGCTGGGGTCTTGGTGATGGTGGGTTGGTCAAGGGCGCTGATACAGTCAGTGCAGAGATACAGCCCAAGATCGTTGCAAACATTGCCGAGTCTGCTGTTGTTACTGATTTCTACTTTGCCAACCTTAATGTCACCGGCGCTGTTGCCGAGTCTGCTGCTGCTGCCGATACTGTTGCTAGCAACAAGTCGGTTACAGGCGCGATCTCCGAGACTGCAACGGGCAACGACACGGTCAGCTCGCTGGCATCGGTCGGCGCGAGGGTAACGGAAACAGTACAGACGGCAGATGTAGTCAGCAGTCTGGCAAACATGAACTCTCAGGTATCTGAGAGTGCAGCAGGAAGTGATGCAGTAATACCGAGGAAAAACAGGTTTGGTACTGTCAGTGAGTCGGTAGCAGGCAACGAGACGGTAGCGTCGCAGGTGTCGTTCACAAGTGTGGCGGCGGAGACGGTAGCGGCGCAGGATCAGATAGTAGGCAGGTTTGGTATTTCAGGTGCGGTTGCGGAGAGTGCAAATGCGACAGATATACTGGAAGTGTTCAACAGCATCGCCTTCGCTATCAGCGAGGATGCTGCTGCTTCTATCACGGTATCTGCGCAGGCTAACTTTGCTGCAAGCGTGTCTGATACTGTGGCAACGTCAGATAGTGATAGTGCGAGTGCAAGCTTCATCGCAAGGATTCTGGAAACGGTTGTGGCACAAGATGTTGCCCGCCGCAGATTCTTGTGGGAGCCTATTGAAACAGGCGGTAATGTTACGTGGTCGGCAATTAATACCGGCGGCGGTGGCACATGGACACCAATAGTCACGGGCAACGCGGCAACCTGGACGGTCATCAATACAGTTTAAGGAAAGATCATGGCTAGTACATATTCCCAGCTAAAGATCGAGTTGATCGGCACGGGCGATCAGGCGGGTACGTGGGGTGCGACAACCAACGTCAACCTCGGTACAGCGCTAGAAGAGGCAATCACAGGATCGGCCAACGTCACGTTCGCCAGTTCCAACGTGGCCATCGCGCTGACAGACACGAATGCAACACAGGCCGCGCGTAACCTAGAGCTGAATCTGGTTGGCACGATTACCAACCAGCAGACGCTATTTATCCCGGCGATAGAGAAGCAGTACATCATCGTCAACAACCTGTCGAACTCGGTTGTGATCTCGAATGGCTCGAACGCTTCGCCGACGGGTACGGCGGTCACGATTCCTGCTGGCCGCTCTATGGGCATATTCAACGACAGCGTGAATGTGGCAGAGACAACGAACTACATCACCGAGTTTGCTGCGTCGAACGTGACGATCACAAACCCGTTGGCGGTAGCGAGCGGCGGCACAGGCAGGGCAACGCTGACAGCAAACAACGTGGTTCTTGGTAACGGCACTACGGCGGTGAACCTTGTTGCACCCGGCACAGCCAACAACGTGCTGACAAGTAACGGCACAACTTGGGTTAGTCAGGCTCCGGCAGCGTCTGGCATTACTACAGGTAAAAGCATCGCGATGGCGATGATCTTCGGATTCTAAAATGACAACATTGACTCAAGAGATGGCGCGGGATCTTTTCGAGTACCACAGTGATGGGTACTTGATACGCAAGGTTTCCGGCGCCGGACGATCCAACAAGGCGGGATCAAAGGTTGGCAATTATGCCGCGAAGAATCTTGGATCAAGAGATGCCAGATATGTCACAACCAAGATTAATGGTCAACATTGGTGCATTCATAAGTTGATATTCCTATGGCATCATGGACATGTGCCTGATCAGCTTGATCACATCAATCGAGACACATTGGACAACCGCATTGAAAACTTGCGGCCAGCGACTGCCGCTCAGAATGCAAGCAACAGAAAATTATTTGCAAACAGCACCTCCAAAGCCAAAGGAGTATCTTGGAACAAAAGGGCTGAAAAGTGGTTTGTTTACGTTGATATAAACAAAAAGCGTAAGAACATTGGCTACTTTGATGATCTTGAACTTGCAGAACTTGTTGCGATAGAAGCGCGTGAAAAATATCACGGTGCTTACGCTAACCACTCATAAAGGAGAATAGCTGTGCCAAATCCGAACATTGTCAATGTGACACAAATCTACGGTCAGACGACATATCTGACTCCTGCGAACACGGCAAACTTTGTGCTGGTCACAAACACCACCAACTCGGGCAACGTGTTCAAGTTAGATCAGATTGTGGCGGCAAACCAGACTAACACGGCGGCAAACTGCACGGTGATGATCTTCACTAGCGGCAACGTTGTGGCTGGTAACGCTGTGGTAGTCAGCTCTAGCAACGCGTTCCCGATTGCATCTAACATCTCGGTTCCGGCGTTCGCGTCGCTGATTGTGATGGACAAGACCACGGCTACATATCTGCTGGAAGATAAGGCGATTGTCGTGTCGAGCGGCACGAACAGCGCTATCGCCTTCTCAGTTAGCTACGAACAAATCAGCTCGTAAAGGTACGACATGCCTATTCACGGCTATCCCGGTCAACTTATAAGCGCCACTGCGCCCGGCCAGTCTGGTATCTGGACGCTGGGAACGGTTCCCAAGTCGTTCACAGTTACTGAAATATTCACGGCAACGAGTACGTGGACATGTCCTGCTGGTGTCACGCAGGTGGACTATTTGATTGTGGCTGGTGGTGGCGGCGGAGGCGGTACAGTTCCGGGCGCTTATTCTTCCGGTGGCGGAGGTGCTGGTGGATTTAGAACTGGCAGTGGGTTGCCTGTAACAGCAGGCACTGCTTATACGATAACTGTTGGTGCAGGCGGTAGTGGGGGCGCCGCTGGTCCCGGTACTAACGTAGGATCTAACGGCGGTAATAGCATTTTTTCTACAATCACCGCTAATGGCGGTGGCGGTGGTGCTTATGGAGCATCTAGTTCAACCATACAAGGTTTGGCAGGTGGTTCTGGTGGTGGTTCTTCATATGGTGCGCCGGGCGGGAATGGGAACACTCCTTTTACCAATCCATCTCAGGGCAATAACGGGGGCGCCGGAAGCGCACCAGGTCCCCAGTATGGAGGTGGAGGTGGAGGTGGTTCTGGCGCAGTAGGCAATGATGGCTCTGGAACCAAAGGCGGCAATGGCGGCAACGGAACTGCGTCTACCATGTCAGGTAGTTCAGTAACTTACGCTGGTGGTGGAGGAGGTGGTGGTTATACCGCACCAGCATCAACAAATGCTGGAGTAGGAGGTTCTGGTGGCGGCGGTAACGGTGGCGCTCAATCAACAGGTTCTAATGGAACGGCAAACACCGGTGGTGGCGGTGGTGGCACAGGGTCTGCTGGCGCTCCAATCGTATCGTATGCAGGCGGCTCCGGCGGCTCTGGCATAGTCATCATCAGATATGTATCACCAATACAGCGACTGATTACCTTTACTGCTTCCGGCTCGTGGACTGCGCCAGAGGGTGCAACGACCGTGGACTATCTGGTGGTAGCTGGTGGTGGTGGTGGAGCGGGGGCATATCAAGCTGGCGGCGGCGGTGCAGGCGGATTTAGAACGGGTACCGGGCTAAGTGTTACGGCAGGAACTACTTATACAATTACTGTAGGAGCAGGAGGTGCCGGGCAAGGTAGTCAATCCCCATCAAAAGGTGGAAGTGGGGGTAATTCTGTTTTCTCTACAATCACTTCCAACGGCGGTGGTGGTAGTGGTTCATTCGATACGGCGGGTAATGCAAATGGTGTTGCAGGTGGTTCTGGCGGAGGTTCTGGAACCGTAAACGCTCCTACAAGTGGAGGCGCAGGAAATACCCCTTCAACTTCTCCATCTCAAGGCAATAATGGCGGGAATGGCGGAACTTACAGCACACCATTTTGCGGTGGCGGTGGTGGTGGTGCGAGTGCTGATGGCACCAATGGTGGAAATCAAAGAGGGAATGGTGGCAATGGCACAGCATCAGCAATTTCCGGTTCTTCCGTAACGTATGCTGGCGGCGGTGGTGGTGGCGCTTATGGGCCATTTTCAGGCATTGGCGGCACAGGAGGCGGGGGCAATGGTGGTATTGGAGCAAATGCTGGTCCGGGAGCGGTGGTTGGTTCTGCCGGTGTAGCCAACACAGGAGGAGGCGGCGGGGGTGGTGGCGACATTACTCCAAGCGTGTCTGCTCCTGGTCAAAACGGCGGCAGCGGTATTGTCATTATCAAGGTTAACTAAACAAGGTGAAGCATGAGCGGTAACTATCCCGGAAACTTCATCACAAAGAATCCTGTCATCCCGACAGCCACTTCGGCGTCGGGCATTTGGTCTTTGAACCAAGCGTTGCAGGCAATCAAAAACGGTACGTGGCCACAGCCTCCTGCATCGCCAATTCTTATCACAGAAACATTCACAGCTTCCGGCTCGTGGACATGCCCTGACGGCGTGTCAGAGGTGAGCTATCTCGTGGTGGCAGGTGGTGGTGGGGGTGGTAGTTTTGGCGGCGGCGGCGCTGGCGGGTTCAGAACAGGCACAGGATTATCCGTTACTGCCGGAACAACTTACACGATTACCGTAGGCGCAGGAGCTACTAGCAATGGAACCACATACGATGTTCTTGGTAATGACGGGAGTAATTCTGTATTTAGCACTATAACTTCTACTGGTGGTGGAGGTGGTGGTCAAGCCAATAGTTCAAATCCAGGTAAAAACGGAGGGTCGGGTGGTGGTGGTGGTTATGGGACTATTTCACCTTTTTCTACCAGCACGGGTGGTTCTGGAAATACTCCGTCAACTGCACCATCCCAAGGAAACAACGGAGGAAGCGGTACAAATGATAATGCAGCTGCCATTTATGTCGGTGGCGGTGGTGGTGGCGCATCTGCTGTTGGTGCTAATGCGTCTACCTCCAGCCCGGGGACCGCTGGTAACGGTGGCAATGGCACAGCATCATCTATTTCTGGTTCTTCCGTAACCTATGCTGGTGGTGGTGGAGGAGGTGGCTGGGAATTAGTAGCTGTTGAAGGAACTGGCGGCACAGGCGGCGGTGGTAACGGTGGAACATGGGCTACAAGTACTACCAGTCCAGTTCAAGGCGGCAGTGCTGGTTCTACTAATACAGGAGGCGGTGGCGGTAGCCGGTATGCAGGCGGCTCTGGCATCGTTATCATCCAGTATCGCGCGCCCGTTAGCCGAGTACTGTCCTTCAAAGGCTCCGGTCAGTGGACTTGCCCTACAGGTGTGACTAGCGTTGATTACTTGGTAGTCGCTGGTGGTGGTGGGGGTGGTAGATATGGAGGAGGAGGAGCTGGAGGTTTTAGAACAGGTACATCACTATCTGTTACCGCCGGTACGACTTATACAATTACGGTTGGCGGTGGAGGTGTAGGAAAAGTTTTGGATGGTGGTGCAAATGATGGAGACTCTGGAAGCAATTCTGTATTTTCAACAATTACGTCTGCTGGTGGCGGTGGTGGTGGTGGGAATGTAAATGCAAACGGCAAAAATGGGGGGTCTGGTGGCGGAGCGGGTATTGCTGGAAATATAGGAACAGGAAATACACCATCCACTTCACCATCCCAAGGTAATAATGGTGGAGATGATGTAAATAGTAGTCCAACTTTTTCTGGTGGTGGAGGAGGTGGTGCTTCTGCGGTTGGCGTCAGTGCGTCTGGAACTACAGCAGGTAATGGCGGCGCAGGCTCTTCATCTACTATTTCTGGCTCTTCTATTACGTATGCTGGTGGAGGTGGCGGGAGTACGTTTCGAGATGCAGACACCGCAGGTGCTGGCGGCGTAGGCGGAGGTGGCAATGGTGGTAAATACAGTCCATCTGGCGCGTTAGGAAGCGCAGGGACTGCAAATAGTGGAGGTGGAGGCGGCGGAGGTGGCATTACTACAGCAAATAACGGCGGCTCCGGTATCGTAATTATCAAACTAAACTCATAAAAGCCTATGGACAACAAAATTTACATGATGGTTGGCATCGACACAGCAATGCACCTGCTACGTCCGGGTGCGCGCTGGGAGATCACGAACAATTTCTTCAGCTTGTGGGATGACCCACGTCCTTGCCCAACCATAGAAGAAGTCCACGAGACCATGGAGAAAATCCGCGCGTTCGAGGACAGCATCAACACGATCTTCACAGAAGAGCAGTTGGAACAGATTACTGGACAACAGCGTGTCTACGAACAGGCGGTGAACGGATGAACGTCCACAACCTATTCCCGCTACCTGTTGGATTTGCTCGACTTGGGCGCGACCTGACAAAGACAGAACTTGAGTTCATCCTCGGCCAAGACAAGCACGCTAACGTAGGCAATACGACTAGCAATGATCGCAAGATTCTGCGCAACAAAGAACTGACGGACATCCGTGAGTTTATCGAAGACGCGATGGTGGAATACTTCAAGACGGTACATGACCCCAAGGGTGATGTGGCGCTGTATGTCACGCAGTCGTGGGCGAACTACACAGATCCAGGTCAGTACCACCACAAGCACGCGCATCCGAATAGCTTCATCTCTGGCGTGTTCTACCCGCAGGCTGACAGAGAAGTGGACAAGATCTATTTCTACAAGAGCGGCTACGAGCGGATCAAAGTACAACCGGCCACATGGAATCACTGGAACTCGGAGAGCTGGTGGTTCGAGGTAGGCGCGGGGGATCTGATTTTGTTCCCGTCGCATCTGGAACACATGGTCGAGACGAAGGTCGGGAATGAAACCCGCGTGAGCATCGCGTTTAACACTTTTCTCAAAGGACACATCGGTGTCGATGAGAGTTTGACTGGACTGCAACTAGGAGAAGATTGATGGCGCACTTTGCGAAACTTGGCCCCGGCAACGTGGTCGAACAAGTGATCGTCGTTGACAACCGCGACACAGCGGACGCTAACGGCGTGGAGAAGGAATACATTGGCGCAGCGTTCTGCGAGAAGCTGTTTGGCGGTACGTGGAAGCAGACCAGCTACAACGGCAACAAGCGCAAGAACTACGCTGGTATCGGCTTCACCTATGACGAGCAGCGTGATGCGTTTATTCCGCCCAAGACGTATGCAAGCTGGGTATTGGACGAGGCTACCTGCCAGTGGAAGGCGCCGGTAGATATGCCTACTGACGGCCAGATGTACAGCTGGGATGAAGCAACAACTTCGTGGGTAGCACAGGAAGCCGCGTAAGCCATGCTGCCATTACTTGCACCGATCTTGACGCAGCTCGCAGGCGCAGGGCTACAGAAGGTGGCCGACTCTGTGCTTGAGCAGGGCTTGGGTCATGTCGAGGAAAAGCTCGGCATCAAGCTGGAGCCTAACGAGAACGGTGTGCTGGATGACACCAAACTGGCAGAGATCCAAATGGCGGCCATGAAACATGCAGAGTTCATGGCAGAACTGGATTTGAAGAACACGCAGGACGCGCGGGAGATGCAGGAAAAGGCTATGGAGAATGCTGATCCTATGGTACGCCGGTTTGTGTACATGTTTGCGACGTACTGGTCTGTGTTTGCTACAGGATACATAGTCCTGATTACTATCGCGGATATTCCAGAGAAGAACATCAGGTTTGTGGACGTGGTTCTTGGTTTCATCCTTGGTACGGTGGTGGCTACCATCTTGAACTTCTTCTTTGGCTCTAGCCAGAGCAGCAAGGAGAAGACCAAGGAGTTGATGAAGAAATGAAGCTATCGCCCCATTTCACGCTGGAGGAAATGACCGTCAGCGACTATGCGGCGAGGCATGGTTTAGACAATACTCCGCAGAATGATCATCTAATAAACTTGAAAAGGTTAGCAGCGTTCTTGGAGTCGTTGCGAGCGATGCTAGGCAAGCCAATCAGCATCAACTCGGCCTACCGCAGCCCAGAGGTCAACAAGGCGATCAAGGGGTCGAAGACAAGTCAGCATTGTCACGGTACAGCGGCAGATATTCGTGTGTCGGGGATGGTCCCAGATCAGGTAGTAAAGCGTATCATTGCTTCTACGTTGCCATTTGATCAGGTGATCCGTGAGTTTTCTGACCCGGTGCGCGGCGGTGGGTGGACGCACGTCAGCATCCCGAACACGCCAGAAGCCAAGCCGAGAAAGATGGCGCTTATCATCGACAAGAAGGGTACACGCCCGTACAAGTCAGGTGGGTAACGTGGACTTACGAGCTTGCCATCGAGCCTTTTGCGATTTTGATATTTTTTGTTTTTGTTCTGTAGTTTTTGGTTTACGTAATTTTGCTTGAACCTCTGGAGTTTTCATGGTTGCAGCGCGTGTATCAGCGGATTGCCTGACGCCATCACTAATTGCTTGTGATGATTGCTTCAGTGCCGCTACACGTTTGGCTGTGTATTCAGGATCCTTGTTGCGCTCGGCCAGTAGATTCCTGCGATATTCCCTGAGTTCTTCTGGCGACCGTTTAGGTGGCTTTGGTTTGCGGCGCAAGGCCAGTTTGGCTTGGTATTCAGGTGAGGCAATGGTTGCCCGCAGCTTGGCTAGTCTGGCAGCTTTTTTGTCTGGCTCATTTAAGGCGGCAGATATCTTGGTTTGCACCTCGGGCGAGCGGAGAGTAGAGATACGTTTGGCGCGTATATCTGGATTTGAATTCAGATGTAAATGTTGCTTTCTGTTTGGGTTGTTTGGATCTAACAGCCGCAAGCGCTTGGCTTCTCGTTCGGCAGCAGGAGGGTTAACGTTACCTTCTCCGCCATCGGTAAAATTTCTAAGAACGCCTCCTTGGTCAAGCCTACCAAAACAGGCTATGAGGGAACGTTCTGTAGCACACGCATCTTCCCAAGTATCAAAGAACATGCGTTGTACTTTTATGTTTTCAGCACCATACTTTGCGATAACTTGCAGGCAGGCTTCGTTTCTGTCTTTGGTCTTGGCATACAGCGGATTCCAGCGATTTCGCGTCTTGCCGATGCCCACATAAAATGGAGACCAGTCGGGTTTGAACCAAATGTATACGTATGCTTTCATAGTATCCTCCTTCATAGGAGTATAAGGTGCCTCTCCAAAAATTGCAACTCCGTCCAGGTTTGAACAGGGAAGGAACTACGCTTGCCAACGAAGGTGGTTGGTTTGACTGCGACAAGATTCGCTTCCGGTCTGGCTATCCGCAGAAGCTAGGTGGCTGGCAGCCGATCTCTGGCAACACGTATGACGGCACTGCGCGTAGCCTGTGGAACTGGGTAACGCTGCAAGGCTACAACCTGCTGGCAGTCGGCACCAACGTCAAGTACTACATCGAGAGCGGTGGTCAGTACAACGACGTCACGCCTATTCGCAGGACTGCGACGCTCACCAATCCGTTCACGACCACGCTTGGTTCGGCTATTGTCACGGTGACGGATCCTGGGCATGGCGCGACTAACGGCGACTATGTGATCTTTTCAGGCGGCTCGACAGTAGGCGGCCTAGATCTGAACAACGAGTACCGGATCACGTACATTAACAGTAACTCTTACACGATTACTGCTTCTTCTGTAGCTACATCCAGCGCGACGGGCGGCGGTACAGTTACTGCCAAGTATCAGCTGAACACCGGCCTAGAGATCTATGGCTTCGTTACTGGCTGGGGTGCTGGCCTGTGGGGCGGCTTTGCAAGTGGAACAACACAGACATCTCTGACGGCTGCACTCAGTGCGTCTAACACCACGATCACGGTAGCCTCGACCACAGGCTTCTCCAACGCCACAGGCACGGTACTGATAGATCAGGAATTGGCTGTATACACAGGCAACACGGCCACGACGTTTACAGGCGCCACACGCGGCGCGAACGGCACGATAGCTACTACACACTCCAACGGCGCGATTGTTTACAACGCAGGATCGTTTACAGGCTGGGGGCAGTCGGCATCGTTTGGCATTACGCAGCGTCTGCGTCTATGGTCAGAGTCTAACTACGGCGACTACCTGATCATCAACCCACGCGGCGGTGCGCTGTATATGTGGGTGCCAGAGTACACAGCAGGCGGCAGTCTATTGTTCACCACACCAGCAACCATCCTATCTAGCACCAGTAGTGGCGTGTACCAGACAGATAGCAGCTGCCCGATCGTTGCCAACATGGTGATGGTATCGGACTCCTCGCGGTTTGTACTTGCGTTTGGTTGCAACGACTACGGCTCGACCGAGCAGGATCCGATGTTGATCCGCTGGTCAGACCAAGAGAACTATGCGGTCTGGACTCCATCTGTTACCAATCAGGCTGGCAGCTTTAGGCTGTCTTCCGGGTCAGAGATCATCAGCGCCCAGCAGACTCGTCAAGAGATTCTGGTATTCACAGATGCAGCGGTGTTCTCTATGCAGTATCTGGGGCCACCGTTCGTCTGGGGCTTCAACATCCTGTCTGACAACATCTCGATTGCGGGTCCGAATGCTGTGGCTACGGCCAACAACATCACGTACTGGATGGGTGTGGACAAGTTCTACGCCTATACCGGTCGCGTGGAGACGCTACCCTGCGCACTGCGTCAGTACGTCTTTGGCGATATCAATCTTGATCAGAAGGATCAGTTCTTCGCCGGCACGAATGAAGGCTACAGCGAGATCTGGTGGTTCTACTGCTCGGCAGGCAGTGAGGTTATCGACAAGTACGTGATCTACAACTATCTGGATCAAGTTTGGTACTACGGCACACTTGGCCGAACAGCATGGCTGGACAGCCCGCTGCGGTCATACCCTATGGGTGCGACGTACAGCCACACGATTGTGTACCACGAGAACGGTAACGATAATGTCGAGGTCAACGGCACACAGCTGCCGATCAACGCGTACATCCAGTCTTCCGACTTTGATATTGGCGACGGGCATAACTTCGGGTTTGTGTGGCGCATGATCCCTGACATCACGTTCGATGGATCAAGTACGCCTACTCCAGATACCCCGCAGGTAACGTTCACGCTACGCCCTAGGCAGAACCCTGGCTCACCTTACGGCACATCTGCCAACGCAGGAGTGGATTCGGCACAGAGCTACGCCAACGTCAGGAACTACACGGTGCAGGAGTTCACAGGGATTGTGTACACCCGCCTACGTGGCCGGCAGATGGCGTTCAAGATTGAGTCCAACCAGCTTGGCTGTCAGTGGCAGCTAGGTGTGCCGAGAGTTGACGTACGCGCTGACGGCAGAAGATGACCACACAAATTGTCACAACAGAGGTTGTTACCCTATCAAGGACGAAGGCGCCTGCGTTACCGCTTGCGCCGACAGAGTACAGCCGCCAATACATTGATCAGTTGAACAATGTGTTGCGCCTCTACTTTTCTCAGCTTGATAACTTTATCGGGCAACTGAATGCCAATAGTTCCAATACGACAAGTAACCTGATACTACCGTATGGTGCTTTTCAGGATGGCCAAGATCAGTTTGATGGGAATACCAGCACCACGTATTACCTGACGTACGACACGACGGACTACAGTAATGGCGTTTACGTAAGTTCTGCCAACGCATCTTTCACAGCAACGATTAGCAACGGCTCTGGTGGTAATGGCACATCCATGAATGTGACTACCATGAGCAGCGGGCAAATTTATGCCGGGATGAAGTTGAATGGCACGGGCTTAGGCAACAACACTCGAGTTGTGGCGTTTGGCACAGGCACCGGAAACGTCGGCACGTATGTTGTCAACGATTCTTTGAATGTTTCTAATGTAGCAATTACTGGAACGTTGGCGTCGCGCATTGGCGTGGATTACGCCGGCCTTTACAACATTCAATTTAGTGTACAAGTTGTTAACACATCAGTGCAGATTCATGACATTGAAATTTGGTTCAGGAAGAACGGTGTAGATGTTCCAAAAAGTAACAGCAAGTGGTCTGTGCCAAACAGTCACGGTGGGATAGATGGGCATTTGATCGCGGCGTTGAATTATTACACTGACCTTGACCCAAACGATTATCTTGAAATCATGTGGTACACGAATGATTCAAGCATTTCGCTACAGACGCTGCCTGCCTCTACAAGCCCAGACAGGCCTGCAATTCCGTCTGTAATCATGACCGCTTCCTTTGTGTCTGCCCTCTAAAGTGATACGATTGACAAAATTTTGTAAGGATGTGCTATGAGCCTCCATAATTTAGCCCAACATCTTCAGGGCGCTGGTAGACGCGGCGATTCTGTCCTTGTTCACATGTCCCCGGATGAGGTCAAAGGCTTGCAATCGCTGGCCATGGCGCACGGCGGCAGCCTGACAATCAACCCAGAAACGGGATTGCCAGAAGCATTCTTCCTTGCAGCCATCCTGCCAACAATCGCGGGTATCGGGTTGAAGGCTGCGGGCATGACAGCTATGCAAGCAGCGCTCACCACGGCGGCTGTTGGTACGTTAGCTACCGGCAGTCTGAGCAAAGGTTTGATGGCAGGTCTTGGTGCGTATGGTGGTGCTGGATTGGGTGGTGCGCTAGCAGGTGGAGCGGCGGCGGGTGCCGCAGCAGCGGGCGCTGGAGGGTCAGCTGCCGGATCAGCAATTCCCGCAGCGTTACGTGCGGCAACGGAACCTGCACTACAAGGTTTGGCAGGTAATGCATTTATTCCAGCATCGGGTCAGTCCATACTTGCTCAAGCAGCAACTGGCGCACCAGCAGCTTTGCGCGCAGCGACTGAGCCAGCGTTGCAAGGCATGGCGGGAAGCGTTGGTGCTGCACCAATTACAGCGGCTGCAACAACTACCAGAGATGCTGTGTTGCGAGCCGCCACCGACCCTGCTGCCGGCGGCATGGCTGGTCTGCAAGGCCTAGCAAAAACAGCGGCAGCACCAAATACCTTTACCGGTCAGCTGTCTGCCATGGGACGTGGCCTGAAGGATATTGCTACCGATCCCAAAAAGCTCATGCAGTTTGTCAAAGACAATCCATACGAGTCTGCGGCACTAGCAACAAGTTTGTATGGCGCATCACAATCACCGCGCAAGTTCCCACAGCAAAAGCCCGGCGAGCCTCTTGATATTCTGAGATACGAGTACGATCCGCAGCCTATGGGTGTGGCTGGTACATCTGAGCGCAACTACTTCCCGAACGCACGGTTCACGCCGACAGGAGAAGTGTACGCAGCGGGCGGCGGCCTGATGTCATTGGCAGATGGCGGCACGGTAGAGCAGATGTCACGGATGAATGCAGTCGGTGCAAACACCATGTACCCGATGGCAAACCAGATGTCGCAGAAGTACGCAACACCAGCACAGCGCCCTATCTCTGAGAACGTCATTCGTCCTGCGGGCGAGGCGCGTGTAGATCCGTACACAGGAGAACAGCAGCTGGCCGAGGGTGGCGCTATTGAAGCAGCATTTCAACAATATCTAGGGCGTGCGCCAGATCCGCAAGGGTTGGCTTTTTATTCGCAGTCGACAGTTGATGGTAGAGCAATGACCAATCAACAAATGTTGGCAGAGATTATGAATTCGCCAGAAGCAAAATCTTTTGCTGCAAGTAAAGCGGCAACCGGCGGAGGCAGCACAGCAAATACAGGCGGTGGGGCAACTACTGTCACACAACAAGCTGCTGCTCCAGCTGCACAGTCAACTTCCGGCACAGTCAACATTCCACAAGGTGCGCTGTATTACGGCGGCGGCATTCCAGATGCTTTTGGTTATGGAAAAACCGGTACTAGCGAAGAAAAAGCGACAGCCGTAGAGTCGCCGTTTGCAAATACAAGTTTCCGTCTTGGCAGTAAAGCGCCTACATCCGGCGGGCAGACATCGGCAGCATCGCCAAGTCAGGTAGCAGATATCTACGAGCGTGTGCTTGGCCGACAGGTAGACTTGCCGGGGCTGGAGTACTACTCGCGCACCAGCCCTATGGCGCCGTCGGCACTAGAAAAGACGCTGGAATACTCGCCAGAGTTCTTCACCAACTTGGCCAAGCCTCTGGTGCCAAAGATGGTGTATGACGAATCTGGCAGAGCAATGATTGAAGGCGGCGTTGCGTATAACCCTGCACAGTACGGCTATTCCGGCCCTGTTGTTCCAGGTTTGCCGATGCCGAAGATGTCGGCCACAGCGCCTTCTGGCGGTATTGCGGGTGGCACAACGCCAACAACTCCGACTACACCAACTACACCGACCACTCCGACTACGCCGACCACCCCGACTACGCCTACAGCTCCGGGGCAGCGTGAAATATCTACAGCACCGGGCGCGTACCAGTACAACTACTTCGAGAACAAGCCCGAAGAGAACGCACTCATAAGACAGTATCAGACTGGCCCGAACGAGAAGGCGCGAGCTGACTTGACAGAGCTGTATCTGACCAAGCTTGGACGTATCCCAGATGCGCCAGGGTTTGACTACTACATGAAGACTATCGGCGCGGACAACATCATTGATTCGAAAGAAGCAGAGTTGTTCATGAATAACTCAGCAACTGAACTTGCGGACAAGAAAGCGCTGACAGCGTTGTACCGCGAGGCGGGTGGGCGTGATCCAGATATTCCCGGCCTTGAGTACTACATGAGCGAGATAGGCAAGGCAGGCGGGTTAGATCCAATCAAAGACCGGCTGGTTGCTGGCTTGAAAAAAGAAGTGGACATGGCCAACGCTGGCTATCGTGGGTTTGATCCAAACCAGATGGGCAGCCGCATGACACAGACAGAGGCTGCTGCATTGCAGGCAAAAGCACCGTTCTTGTACGGTACAGATCCAACTACAGGCAAAGCAAATAATCTTGCCCGCGAGCAGTTATACAAATTGTACGAGCAGAATCTAGGCCGCACGCCAGACATGGCAGGATTTAATTACTGGATCAATGAGTTTGGTCGCGATAACAATATTGATTCCGCAGAAATGGCCAAGTTTTTTCAAGGTGCAAAAGAATCGGGTGAAACTGTGCGCATGGCTGGTGGTGGCATAGCCAATCTGGGCGGTTATTCTGACGGCGGCAGACTATTGAAAGGACCGGGAGATGGAGTTTCTGATTCTATCCCTGCTGTCATTGGCGAGCGTCAGCCTGCTCGTCTTGCTGATGGCGAGTTTGTAATCCCTGCACGTATCGTGTCAGAGCTTGGCAACGGTTCCACAGATGCTGGCGCCCGCAAGCTGTACGCGATGATGGACAGAATCCAGCGCGCCCGCAAGAAGTCGGTGGGCAAGCAGAAGGTAGCGGTTAACAGCAAGGCAGAGAAGTACCTGCCCGCATGAACCTAGAAGGCAAGCTAGAGTGGTTTGGTGGCAACGAAGATGCGCTCGCCATGTATCGGATGTTTATTGACTTGGCGCACACTTGGGATGATTTGGTAGACAAGGACAAGGATGTGTCCGAACAGAAGATCAACAACGCGTTCATGATCTGTCTGGTCTACCTGCCGATGAACAAGTTTTACCAAGCAATACAGTATGCGATCTTGCCCATGTGGATCGCGGTAGTGTCGGCGTATCAGACGGCCAATCACTACGAAAGAACGAAGGACGAGCATGGCATTGAAATAGCGCACGGCTTGCGGTATGCGGTTGGCAACATCATTACCTACGCCGTGCATATTTGTGTTGGCCCCGAACAAGCAGCAAACTACATGCCTGAAGTGTGGAAACAGATCATGGTTGAGCGGTACGACAATTACCGCAAGGAGCATCTAAATGTTTAACTTTTTGAAATGGTTGTTCAACCCTTCTTGGTTTACGTTCAGCATGGGCGGTGGTGATGGCGGAGGCGCTCCCAGTGCTATGACGCAGACGGCGCTGTCCTACGCGCCGGAAGTCCAGCCGTTGGTCAACCAAGTATTGGCAGAATCTGCCGGCCTAGCACAGCAGCAGTACCAGCCATATCAGTACCAGCGTATAGCGGGCTTTGACCCTATGCAGCTGCAAGCACAGCAGGCAACGGCCAACCTAGCGGTATCTCCGTATGTGAACCCGGCTGCCCAGATGGCTGGCGGCGCAGGACAAGCTGGCCTAGCGGGCATCTACAACCCATCTCTCTTGGCTGGTGGATCCTTTACAGATCCCGGCATGGCACAGTCCTACATGTCGCCGTACATGCAGAACGTGGTGGACATAGGCAAGCGTGAAGCACAGCGTCAGGCAGACATCGCACGTACGCAGCGTGGCTTCCAAGCCTCTCGCGCGGGTGCGTTTGGCGGCTCGCGTCAGGCCATCATGGAAGCAGAAGCCCAGCGTAATCTGGCGCAGCAGATGGGTGACATCCAGGCTAGAGGCGGTCAGGCAGCGTACGAACAGGCAGCACAGCAGTTCCAGTCTGAGCAAGCACGTCGTCTACAGGCGTCACAGCTTGGCTTGCAGTCGGCGTTGCAGGGTGCGCAACAGCTAGGCCAGTTAGGTCAACTACAGTTCGGTCAGGCCAAGGATATTGTCGGCTTGCAGGCAGCAGCGGGCGCAGAGCGTCAGGCGTTGCAGCAGAAGAAGTACGAACAGGATTACCAAGACTTCCTACGGCAGAAGCAGTTCCCCTATCAGCAGGCGCAGTTCATCATGGAGATGGCGCGTGGTATGCCGATGCAATCAACGGAAAGCCTTTACAAAGCACCGCCGTCGCTAGGGGCGCAGCTAACTGGTTTGGCAGGTATTTATGCAGGCAGCAGAGCAAATCAAGGCTTGCCGATCTTTGGCGCTAAAGGCGGCCTGATGGGCTTGGGTCTGCACAACATGACGGAGTCGTAAGATGGCTATCCCCGGCATTCAAGAGATACAGTCGCTGGCAACTAAGTACAGCAAGACACAGTTGCAGCAGATGGCGCAGAGGGGTCTGATAGATCCGACCAAGGCTGTGATGGCCGGGATGATGATCGACCGCATCCAGAAGCAGAACATGCAGATGCCGCAGCAGACCGTGGCAGATGAAGTGCTGGGTCAACCTGCGCCACAACAAGCCATGCCGCAGCAGGCATCGGCAGGTATGACGGCGCTACCTTCGGGCTTGCCAGAAGAAATGGCGGGCGGTGGTCTTGTAGCATTTGCTGAAGGCGGAGATGTGCCGGGCTATGCAGACGGAGAGCTGGTATCTGCAAGCGATACGCTACGCCGAGGTCTGGCTTCTCTGCCAGAGGCTATGCCGCAAGAAGAACCACCAGCACGACCAGCACAAAGTGATTTGCAAGGCTTGGCTTTCCCGAAAGAAGCTGGCATGGGCGGCGTGAGATTGCGAGATTACCCAACCCGTCCAGAGCCTTCTCTCAAGGGTGAGTTTGATTTATTGCGTGAGGCGCAAAAACAAGCTGGGCTGGATGACGCGGCTATGTTCAGGCAGATGCGCGAGGAAGAAAAAACGCGACGCGAGGAATTGAAAGGGCGCAAAGATCAGGCGTTTGGTAACGCCCTAATCATGGCGGGCTTTGGTTTGCTTGGCGCTCGACAGGGCGAAGAGTTTGAGGTTCTGTCTACAGTCGGCAGACAGGGCGTCATGCAGTATGGCGCAGCCCTGAAAGATATCAGAGAGACAGAAAACGATATCAGAAAGGCCGAGCGTCAACTAACGTTGGCAGAGAACCAACTCAAGCGTGATCAATCTTCTAAGGCACAAGATCGTTACGACGCCAAGCTCAAAGAACTGCGTGATATAGAAATCAAGTCTGTTGATCAGTACAACAAAACTGTTGGCGATCTTACAAAATTAAACATGGATGTGTGGAAGGTCAACGAAGAAAAGGCGTATCGCATGGCGATTGCCCAGCTTGAATCCCAGACTAGGCTTGATGTTGAAAAGTTGCAGCAGAGCGGTGCGTTTGCAAGAGCCGGAATGGGCGAGACCAGTCAACTGGCAGAACGAGTCTTGGCAGACATGCGCAAGACCAATCCAAATGCCACGCTTGCCGAGGCTGTTGGCGTCGTTAAAGGCGGCCCTAGCGTCAATGCAGCAACTTTGGCGGACAAGGCGGCTGACAACATATCCAAGCGAGCGCAAGTTGATATGAACTTTGCCATGAGTTTGCGTGATCCAAATGCATATAAAGCAGCCGTGGAAGAAGAAACTCGCAGACTGCAAGGGCAGATTGGTCGGCCATCAACAACCGGCGCCTCGGCATATCAATTAAGTCCAGAAGCACAGAAAGCCCTGCAACAGTACGGCGGAAAATAAATGGCTACAGCACAAGAGCTTGAACGCGCTTTTCTCAACGCACACAGAGCGGGCGACAAGCAGGCTGCTCAAGCACTTGCTGACGCGTTGCGCTCTAATATGGCAGCGCAGCCGGTGGAATCACCCGCCGCACCAAAAGAACGCACCTTTGGTGAGGCTGCCAAGGATATTGGCGCTGGCGTAGTCTCCGGTGCTGGCGCACTGACACAGTTGCCAGGCCAGTTATACGGTCTGGCTACCGGCGACTTCTCTGACACAGGTCTGACCAGAATCGGCCGCGAGATGCGCGAGACTGGCGAGGCTATGAAGTCAGAAGAGCTGAAGCGCCGTGAGGCAGAGCGCGCAGCCAAGATCAAAGAAGCAGGAAAAGAAGGTGAGATATCCAAGGGCGTTACCGCCTTCATGGAGACTATCAAGGATCCTGCGCTGCTATCTAACTTCATCGCAGAGCAAGCACCAAACCTGCTACCGGGTCTGGCGGTTGCGCGTGGTTTGAGCCTAGCCGGTGCTGGCGCTAGGACTGCTGTGGCTGGCGCTGTAGGCACGGGCGCCACACAGCAAGGTGCTGACATTGGTGCAGATACGTATGTCCAGCTGTACAAAGAGATGGTGGATAAAGGTGTGTCCGAGACTGAAGCTGCTGGCCGCGCGCTGGGCTACGCTCGTGCGTCGGGCGCAAGCGCTGCGGTAATCTCACTGGCAGCACAGCTGTTGCCCGGTGGCCGTGCTATCGAACGCGCCATGGCGAAGGTGCCAATCAAAGGCGGTCTTGCTGCTAGAGGTGCTGCTGCTGCCAAGGGCGGTGTAGGCGAGACTATCAGCGAGATGATCGAAGAAGGTGGCGGCAAGGTAGCGCAGAACTATCAAGCGCAGAAAGTCGATCCTACTCGCAGCCTGACAGAAGGCGTGGGCGAGACTATGGGTATGGCTGCTGTAGGCGGCCTTGGTCTTGGCACTGCTGCTGGACTGACACGCAGGGCAGAAGCACCACCACCAGAGGTCAAGCCGACAGAAGAACCAACGGCAGAACCAGCAGTACAACCTGCTGCACGGGTAGAGCCTGCGCCTGCTGTGCCGCCTGTGGAAGCGGTCGCCCCGCCGGCGGAGCCACCTCCTGCGAAACCTATGCCAGAGCCACCGGAAGATGTAACCAAGGCGATGGAGAACTACTGGGAGGGTAAGCCAGAGGACTTTGGCTTGTCGTTTGCGGCCATCCAAAACCGTGATCGCACCAAGCCAGCATCTATCCAGCAGATGATGAGCATCGCTCGGCAGCCGGACTACAACCGCCTGTCTGTGTCCAGAGATTTTGGTGCGGGTGCGCCTGTGGTTATTAGTGATGTACAGATTGATGAAAATCAATTGGGTCGCGTTGATGTTGTGTCTGCGTCTGACGGCACCAAGATTCCTGTGCAATACGCAGTGCTAGATGCGCGTGAAATCACGCCAAGCAATCGCGCTGATGGCACGACCGTCCAGCAGTACGCTGATCCAGCATTTGAAGGTATTAGACCGGTTGCTGGTAACGGGCGTATAGCTGGGCTGCAAGAGCTGTATCGCAGCGGGCCATACACCGACTACGTGCGTAGTATGTTAGAGGATCAAGCGCATGGCATCGAATCAAGCGTAATCGATGCTATGGAGCAGCCCGTCCTTGTTCGGATCATGCCCAAGTCATCATTGACGCCTGACATTGCCGACAAGAGTAATGTCGGTGGGCAGCTGGGCATGTCACCGACGGAGCAGGCGAAGATCGACATGGGCAGGTTTGATCTGCAAGGAATTGATTTCCTTACAGATGGTAGCCCTACGATTTCTTCTTTGCGTCAGTTTGTTGCTGCGATGCCTAAAGAAGAGCAAGCGCAACTTATGAACCGTCAGGGGCAACCTACACCGCTCGCACAAACTCGTCTGGCAAACGCGCTGTTCGCCCGCGCTTATGAGAATGATGCGCTGATAGACCTGTATGCAGAAACCACTGATCCAGAGGCGCTACAGATACTGCGCGGCATGTCCATAGCAGCTCCTGCGATGTCCAATCTTCAGAACGCCGGTGACTACGATGTTCGTAACTATGTAACCAAGGCTGCTGAGTTGGCGGTCAATGCGCGCCGGCAGGGCAAAGATCTAGGTGAGTACATAGATCAAGGTGACATAGACATGGACCCGCTGACTCGAGAGGTAGTCAGCATGTTTGCCGCCAACAAGAACGCGCCACGCAGAATCGGCGATTCTCTGATTGAGCTTGCGGCAGAAGCCAATAAAGCAGCACAGCAGGCAACGGCAGAGCCAGACATGTTTGGCAATGTAGCTGTAGCTACACCGCTGGAAAACGTATTTGGTGTCTTACGCACAGAGCCTAGACCGCCCAAGAAACCAACGACACCCAAGCCGCCACAAGAACCGCCGACCCCACCGGATCAGCAAACGTACACGATCGAAAAGCCTTTGGAGCAGATAGCTCAAGAGGTTGACGGCATGGATGTAGTACAGCTATCCAACTGGTTGGTGAAGAACGCACCCAATAACTTTGCCAAAACCGTGGCAGAGGCTGTGCGCAATCGCGTCAAGCTTATGAATGATCGCGGAATTCAAATGAGTTTCGGGGTCATCAAAGGCAGATTCCGCCGCAAGAATACTTACGGCACGGTAACGCCGCTTCCTGTTGGTCCAGGCCAGAGTCCAAAGTACGACGTAAGAGTCAACGGTCCTAATGTCCCTGGTCAGCCAGAAAAGGTAGTCGGCACAAACTACAGGACGCTGCTGCACGAGATGCTTCATCTGGCGACCATGGGGCAGCTCTTTATTACAAGACAGACTCGCAATGTAAGAGGTGGGCCGGTAGCCGACCTAGAAATCCTTCGCAAGTTCATCATGAAAAAAGTGAGGGAGGATCGGGCTGCGGGCAGGCCAGTGCCAGAGAAATTAAACACAAGACAAATGCTTGCCAACATTGATGAGCTTGTTGCGTATGGCATGGTTGAAATTGAAATACAAAAGTACCTGGCTGGTATTGAGTACAAGCGCTCGAACGGATTTAAGGTGTTCGTCGAAGCTATCCGCAAGCTGCTTGGCATCAACAAGAGCCAGCAAAGTGCGCTTGAGCGACTGGTAGCTCTGTCGGAAGAAGTTCTGTCTACACCCATTCAAGACATCGACACGATGTACCGTGCTGCTGGCCGGAAGTTTGAGTTAGCGGAGAAAGAAGAACCTCCTACCCCCGCACAGAAAGCCAAGGCCGCTGCACAGAAGGCGTTGCAGAAACGCACCCTGAAGAAGAGTCAGTTTGATGGTGTGCCGGATGATCTGTACAACGCGCTTGAGCCAATATTTGCCCCGCAAAACAAAACCATCATCGACAAGATAGATGGGATGCGTGACGGCTTTTTCATGAAGCTGGCGCAAGGTGTGGCTGACCAGTACCGCTCAATCAAAGATATCAGCGAAGAAGCCTACATGAAAGCCCGCATGTCGAAGACTATCGACGGCGCGCTAGAGGGCATCCTGTTTAATGGTGAGGTCAAACTAACTGACGGCGCATTGGATATTGCCAAGGACACGAAGGGTCTACTGAAAGCGTTGGAGCCGGTCGGCATGGAGGTGGATCGGTACCAGATATGGGTGGCGCTCAACAGAGAAAACGCTATCTATGAAAAGTCGCGCCGGGCTGAAAGCCAGATTGATAGCTTAAAGCTTGAGATCCAACGACTGACTGCCGAGCGCAAAGCAGCTGGCACAGCCAGAGAAGCCAATAAGATCAATGATCAGATAGAGCAGATTAAAAAAGAGATCACAAATCTGCGCTCATCCATCAAGGGCACGTCGATTAATCCCGATGTTGTGGCAAAACGGGATCAACTGTCTGCTGGCAAGATTGATGGTAAGTCACGGCTCGAGGTATACCAGCAAGTTCAGAAGGATATGAACAGGCTGAACCGCTCTGTGCTGAACATCGCGCTCAAGCAAGGGCTAATCAATAGAGAAGCCTATGACATATATGCCAACGACATTAACTACATCCCGTTCTACAAGGTGATGGATGAAGGTGGTGACGTGCAGGCTGCGGCCACCAAGTCAGGGCTGGTGAACCAGTACTTCTCGAAGGCGTTGAAGGGTGGTGAGAAACCGTTCGGCGACTTGATGGAGAACACCCTGCGCAACTGGAGTCACATCCTGTCTGCGTCCATGAAGAACGAGGCCGCCAACGCTACCGTGCGGGCAACTATGGATCTGGGTGGTGCATTCCCCAACCTGAAGGTCGGTCTGGAATGGCGTGATGGCAAGGTCTACAGCAGCAAGTCAGGTGAGTTGATTGGCGACGGCAAGCTAAAGCCAGAGTACACCACCAGCGGCAAGGGCATGATCAAGACCATGATTGACGGCAAGCCTGCGTACTTTGACATCGTGGATCCTATGCTGCTGGAATCCATCATGTCGATCGGCTACATGGGGCCGAAGTCCAAGTTTGTTGATGTTGCTCGCGACTTCAAGAATCTGCTCCAGTTTGGTGTCACGCTGTCCCCGGCGTTCAAGATTCGTAACTTGTTCCGTGATTCGATCTCGGCTATCGCTGTGACGGATCTGAAGAAGAACCCGTTTGCCAACGTCATTGAAGGCTGGGCAGCATCTGACCGCAATAATCCTGCGCACATCTCTGCGCTTGCAGGTGGAGCGATCTTCAACTTCGGCTCCGCATATGAGGGCGATCAGGCCAAGTTAATCAAGCGCCTGCTGGACAGCGGCATCAAGGGTGAGAACATCCTAGATAACGAGAAGAAGATTCAAGCTGGTATCGGCAAGGCGTGGCGGGCATATCAGGAACTGGGCAACAAGTCGGAATCTGCTAACCGTATGGCGCTGTACAAGCAGCTTAGAGAGACGGTTAATCCAGAGACGAAAAAGAACTACACACACTTGGAAGCATCGTTCTACGCCAGAGACATGCTGGACTTCTCCATGCAAGGCTCATGGCCTGCCTTCCGCTTGCTGACGCAGGTAGTTCCATTCTTGAATGCGCGTGTGCAGGGTCTGTACAAGTTGGGCAGGGATGGCATCATTCCAACTAGCCGGGTAATTTACAACACGGCCACAGGCAAGCCGATTGAAGCCACAGACAAGCAGCGGGCAGAGCAGTTCAGCGTCGTGATGGGCGCTGTCGTGCTGGCATCCCTGATGCTGTACATGGCATTCAAAGATGACGAAGAGTTCAAGAAGCGGGAGCAGTGGGACCGCGATAACTTCTGGTGGTTCAGGCTTCCTGGTATGGATGCCGCCGTCCGTATACCCAAGCCATTTGAGATTGGCGCGATGGGTACGCTGGCCGAGCGTGTGCTTGAGCAGATTATTGATCAGGGCGCAGAGGGTAAAGTATTCGGGCAGTCAATCAGCCGTATGCTGACGGACACTTTTGCGATCAACCCAATGCCGCAGGTCTTTAAGCCATTGGTAGATCTGTACGCCAACAAGGACAGCTTCACTGGCGCGCCGATCGAGACTGCGGGCATGGAGCGTCTGTCGAAAGCAGAGCGCATAGCGGAGAGAACCAGCCCGCTGGCCATCGGTCTATCGCAAGTGGCAAACGTATTCCTGCCAGAGTCGATGGAAGTATCTCCGGTACAAACAGACTACGCGATCAAGGGATATCTTGGCTGGCTAGGCGGTACCATCTCTGCAACGTCGCACTATGCTGTGATGCCGTTCTCCAAGTCTGCCTACCCAGATGCCAACTGGACAGAGACCATGTCTATGGGCTTCATCAAGACGTTGCCTGCCACGCAGTCCAAGTACGTCACGGCGTTCTACGAGAACAACAAAGAGATCAGCCAGGCATACGCTGACATGCGGCACTTCGCGCAGCTAGGTCAGGCGGACAAGGTGCAGGAGATCTTGAAGGAGAAGGGCGACAAGATTGCGATGGCCAAGTTCTACGACAACGCTTCCAAAGACATGGCCAAGATGCGTCAGGTAATCATAGCTATCCGCAACGACGAGAACATGACCGGCGCTCAGAAGAAAGAAGAGACTGATCGGATAAAGGTACTGATCGGCGAGCTGGCAAAGCAGATGGAAGAAGCGCGGATAGAGGTCAAGAAGACTTATGCAACCTCTCAATAGTCATGGCCATCAAGTCCCACTCTGTGAGCTTGTACCGTGTATAGAACCCTCTGCTTCCCAGCCCATGATAGCCTGACGCTCCCTGGTGGTGTTCTGGACACAGGGGGATCACGAGCCAATCTGACGCTCGCTGCGCTCCTCCAGCCGCGTCGCGTGGATGATGCAGGTGAGCAGGCGTGTGACCGTAGCCAAGATGATGGCAAAGGACGCAGCCTACCTCTGCTACTTCGTTCATATACTCCTTAAGCGTCTTCACTCTTTCTCCTTGGTGGGCGGTAGTGTTTCTCCCACAGATCCTTGGCAATCTCGATAGACGAAAACGTATGCCCGCAGTCACGGCATATCCGGCGGCGTTCAACGAAGTCAAACGTGCGGGATATGTCCTGATACTTGCGGCTGTCTATCACCTGCGTTGGCTTATCACACGTCGGACACCACATTCTTCGGCCTTGTCTTCTGGTAGCAGTCGTGGCACAGCCACTGTCTTCTGCCGTGTTTAATCTTAAAGTAACCGCCCGGACAGCGGCGGAAGCTGGCGCAGGTAGCGCACCAGCGAGTCTGTGTTAGATTCACTTTAGCAACTTGTCAGCTTCTTCAAAGATGGACTCAAGGGATGTTATCGTTGGCCGATAACCCAGCGCGTACGCTGCCGTATTGGTGGAGTAGTAGCACGGCTTGACTGCCGTAGGATGGTACGGAGATCCGGCGCTCACCACATACTTCATGCCATACCGCTTCCACATCCCATCCAGCAGTTTCTCTTTTGTCACGGGCGCTCTGCTGTAGCAGTCCACCGCCTGATTGACCGTGTTGTTTCTCAGCAAGACTTGGATCATCTGATAGAAGTCCTTGGGTCCGATGTAGTCGCGGGATAGACGGTTCATGTCTGCTCTGAATGTTTCATCTCGCATGACCGCCTGCACCATCTGGCTGACCATGAACTGGTGATCAGGATTCATGGTGCTGCTGTAGTAGCTGAACACACGTAGGTCGATGATGTTTCTGTCAGACAGCCGATGACGATACTCTGCCTGCGCCTTTGCAATGCCGTAGTAGTGGTGCGGCTGGATGTCGTTGATAGGAAAGGATGACATCTTCTGTGCGTTGGCTGGCGTCTCAAAGTTATCCCCGAACACCGCGCCGCTGGAGATGAAGATGTACTGGCAGTTCTTGTGCTGCTCCAGATAGTCCAACACCATCAGGTCATAGAACCCTGTGACGTAGGAGATGTTGCTACCCATCTGCTGGATACGCTCTGGGCTACCGGCACCGATGAAGTTGATGATGGCGTCAAACTCATGATGCCGCGAGAAGTCAGACAAGAATCTGGTGGGATATCTCTTGTTGTTTTCCACCATCCAGTGATCCAGCGCCAGCTTGTTGCGGGCAAACAGGTGTAGGTCTGCTCCTTCAAAAGACAGAATCAGATCCTTGGCTATCTCGCTGGTAGCCCCGAGTATTGCAATCTTCATGTTCTCCCCTATTCCATCAAGTCTATGTACATCAGACTGCGTAGTTCTTCTCTGTCTAGCAGCGGCGCCATATCTTCCAGCGGTCTGGATGACATCGTGCCATCTTCCCGCATGAACGATCCGATTGTTGGCGTGGTTGGCTTATGCGGATCCATGATGACTTCTATGATCTCAGGATCATCGTTGCTCAGTACGCTGTCGATCAGCGTTGCCACCTGAATATTGTTGTGCAGCTTCCTGTACTTCAGGCCGTAGCATTGAGCAACGTTGGAGAACGACGGGATGTATACGCCGGTGTCTTCGGTAGATCCTACGTACCGGCTGTCGAAGTACTTCTCCTGCGTAATCCTTATGGCGTGATAGCCAGCGTTGTTGAACACGAAGATCTTGATAGGCAGATCATTGTGCTTGATGATGGCTAGTTCTTGCAGGTTGAGCTGGATGCCGCCGTCGCCTGTCACGCAGATGACCCGCTTGTTGGTAGCCATGTGCGCGCCGATAGCAGACGGCAGGCAGGATCCCATCATGGCCAAGTTCTTGGCACCAAACATCCGAGTGTTCTTTTTTATCTCCAGCACTTGATGGCCGATGATAAAAGCCTGTCCTGATCCTGTCGGCGTGAGAACAGCATCCTCTGGTAGTTGCCTGCCTAGCTCTTGGTAGAAGTAGTACGGATTGACGTACTGCTCATCCCGCACGTCCTTGAACGTTGCACCGGCAGGGAACTTCTCCTTGACCTTGCGGCAGTAGCCTAGCCACTCTTGTGATGCAGAGACAGGCTGCTCATCCAGTAGTGCGTCTATCAGCTTCTTGGCGCAGACCCGTGAGTGCCTGCCGACATTCAGCCCCGGCTTGCTAGCCTCTGCCGGATCAAGGTCAATCATGTCAACGAATGCACCTCTGGCAAACGTCTCGATGTTGTGGCTGGTGTGCTGGACACCCAGACGCGCCCCGATAGACAGGATGTAGTCGGCGTTCTGGATGATGATGTTGGGGTAGCGTGGACCGAAAGAGTTCGACCGCCCGAAGTAATTAGGATGACTGTCAGGGATCAGATCAACCGCACCCCATGTTGTCTGCACAGGCACGGTAAAGGCTGATGCCAACTGCTTGGCTGCATCCTTGCCACCGCTGGTGAACACACCGTTGCCGAACAGGATCAGCGGACGCTTGGCTGATTGCAGGCGTTGCCGGATGTCCTTGATCAGATCCTTCGTCGGTGCTGCGTTAGAACTGAATCCTTTGTAACCTGCGAGTGTGTCCGGCGTGATGTCGGCACACTGCACGTCCAGCGGAATGTCCAGCCACACAGGTCCAGGGCGGCCGTCCTTTGCCATGGACACAGCCTTCTCCAACTCCAACTTCACATCGGCAGCCGAGCTGATGAACTTGGCATACTTGGTAATCGGCTTGACTACTTCGATGATGTCTAGCTCTTGGAAGCCTCGTATGCGCAGGTTCAGGCCATGGGCAGAGAACGTCTGTGTGATGTTGCCGGAGATGATCAGCATGGGTACGCTGTCTGTAAATGCAGAGGCGACAGCCGTGATGGCATTGGTGCCGCCGGGGCCGCTGGTTACAAACAGAACACCTGTCGAGTTCACAGCTCTGCCATAGGCATAGGCTGCAAACCCGCAGGACTGCTCATGATGCAAGTGCATGTAGCGCAGGCCATCGGTCTTCCCGACGCTGTCCAGCAGGTGCATCATGCCACCGCCGGACAGTAGGAAGACAGTATCTGTACCAGTTAGCTCTTTGATCCTTGAGCAAATGTAGTCAGATACCTTCATGTGTTCTCCTGCATAAACGCATCTATCTGGTCACAGACGTAGGTCAACATCTCCTCCGTCAGTGCCGGTTGTACACCTAGCCAGAAGGTGCAGTTCATGACGTAGTCGGTGTTCTCCAGTATTCCTTTGACGGCATACTTCTGACCCTTCATGAAAGGCTGCTTGGTAGCGTTGCCTGCGAACAGCAACCTGCACCCAATCTGCTTGCTCTCAAGATACTTTGTCAGTGCATCCCGTGTGAACTTGGCCGTGGGAGATAGCGTGATGGGAAAGCCGAACCAGCTAGGCTGTGCGTCTGTGTAGACCGCCGGCAACCAGAACTCTTCGTATCCACCTAACCGTTCTTTCAAGAAGCCGTAGTTAGACTTCCGGGCAGAGATGAACTGGTGCAGCTTCTCCAGCTGTGCAACACCACAGGCGGCCTGCATCTCTGTGATCCGCAGGTTGTAGCCCAGATGGGTGTACACGTACTTGTGGTCATAGCCGTAGGGTAGTTCGCCAAACTTCTGATCGAACCGCCGCTTGCAGGTGTTGTTCTGTCCAGGCTCGCACCAGCAGTCCCTGCCCCAATCACGGAAGGACTCCACCAGCCGGCCGAGTTTGGTGTTGTTGATAATGACAGCACCGCCTTCGCCAGTAGTGATGTGGTGCGCAGGGAAGAACGACAGCGTGGCCAGATCACCAAACGTGCCGACGTACTGATTACGCCAGCGGGCGCCCAGTGCGTCACAGGTATCCTCGATGACCCACAGGTTGTACCTGTCTGCCACGTCCATGATTACGTCGATGTTGAACGGGTTGCCCAGCGTGTGGGCAATCATGATGGCTTTGGTCTTTGCCGTGATGGCCTGCTCCAGCATCCTGGTATCTATGTTCAGGGTGCTGTTCACATCCAAGAACACAGGGATAGCGCCGAACTGCACGATAGGCGCGATCGTCGTAGGAAACCCGCAGGCAACGCTGATGACCTCGTCGCCCTTCTGGATTGCCCGCTTGCCCAGAGAGGGGCTAGTCAACGCAGAGAAGGCGATCAGGTTGGCAGAACTGCCAGAACTTGTGGTGCGTACGGCCTTGCACCCCAAGAACTTGGTCAGCCCTTCTTCCAGTTGCCGATTGAACGCACCGGCTGTCAACCAACCACGGTCAACAGCTTCGTGCATCAGCTCCTTCTCCCTGTCCCCGACCACTTGGCCGGAGGCAGGAATGTAAGTCTGGCCTGGTATGAACATTTACACCTCTTGAGATTGAGGGGGTTGTGGCTTCTCTGTCAGGATGCCGTCGAACTTGTGGGTACCGATATGTGAGAGCTGCGCCCATGGTGCTGCCCAGACGGAGCCGCCGCACTTGTCACGCCAGATCTTGCAGAAGTGGTAATCCTCAGACAGCAGACGCTCACCCAATGGCTCGATGCTGGTGGCAAAGAACTCATGGATACGCTCGTTGCCAATGTTGCCACCCAGATCATTGGTGTCATTGATGTACGACGGCACATGATCTTTTAGCTGCTCGAACACCTCACGCTTGATCATCATGAAGCCAGTACCACCGTTCCAGATCTCTACCGGCTTATCCAGTTCTACGCGCTGCTCGTTCTGGTAGTCGATCAGGTTGACCACGAAGGAGCCGCTGTACTTGCGCAGGTCTTGCGGAGGAACGCCGGCTACTGCTGCTGCGTGGACTTGATTCCAGTTGATCTCTTTCTTGGGATAGATACCGCAGATCACCGGCTTGTCGGCTAGCAACATAGGCAGGACATCGGCAGGATTGAAGTGGATGTCTGCGTCGATGAACATCATGTGGGTGAAGTCTGTCTTCAGGAACCCGTGGACCAGTGCGTTACGCGCGCGCTGGATCAGGGACTCGTTGAACAGGAAGCTACAGGCCATGTCCACGCGGTTGTCTCGCAGGTTGTTCTGCAAGGTCATGACAGACTGGGCGAAATAGCCGAAGCACTGACCGCCGTACATCGGTGTTGCAATATAGAGTTTTGCCATCTAGTTCTCCTAGTAGTTAAAGATCTGCCGCTTCGTCCACGGGAAGTCTGTGAACTTGCTACGCATAAAGTTGTTGTTGTCGATGAATGCCTCCTTGCTCATGCCTCCTGACCCGTCATGGGATAGTCTGTAACTGACGCTGTGCTTGCCGCTGGTGCCGCAGCGAACCTTGGCCTGCATTAATGAAGCTTGGAACGATCTGTCTGACACTACCGGGACATACCAAGCATGGCTGTGCTTGCGGGCAACATCTGCCCTGACCGCGTAGCAAGAGTTGTCCACGAGGTAATGACCGCTGGCATTAGGCTGGCAGCCTAGCGACTCGCAGTTGTCATCGAACAGATAGTTGCCGCTGTTGTCTACGATCTTGCGCAGGCTGTACGCCCAGCCCAAGTCATGCTGTTCTATCAGCGTGACGAGGGATTCGATATGGTCTGGATCGTAGAAGTTGTCATCGTCGAGGTAGAAGATAACGTCTTCGTTGACGAGATAGGGGCTAGCAGCAAATACAGGAGCCATAGCAAGACCACCGCCACCATTAGCGCAAGGTAGGTAAACGGCGACCGTGTCAGGCGATACCAGAGACTGGACTTTGTTGGAATACTCTTTGCCATGTGCAAATACATAATGGGTAGCTTTATAGGTTTGGTTGTGGACGCTTTCGATACACCGTGTCAGGGTGTCTCTGCCTTGGGTGCTGGTGACTACTGCGACAGACAGACTCATAGGCTAGCCCTCATGATATGTCTACGCAGAAAGTCTTTGTACGTTTCATTGATGCCATCTGCCAAAGAAGTCTTGGCCTTCCAACCTAGCTTGTGCAACTTGGATACATCGAGCAGTTTGCGTGGTGTGCCGTCAGGCTTGGAGTTGTCGAACGTCAGCTCGCCCTTGAACTGAACGGTACGGCAAATCAAGTCTGCTACCTCGCGGATAGTCACGTCCTTGCCTGTGCCGATATTGATCAGCCCGCCGTCGTAGCCCTTCTCCATCAGGAACACGCAGGCATCTGCCAGGTCATCGGCAAACATGAACTCGCGCATGACCTTGCCTGTACCCCAGACAGTCATCGTGCGTTCGTTGTTCTGCTTGGCCTGATACGCTTTGTAGATCAGCGCCGGCAAGACATGGCTGTTCTGCAAGTCGTACTTATCACCGATGCCGTAGAGATTGGTTGGCATGACGGCCACGTAGTTGCGCTTGTACTGCTTGCGGTACGCCTCGCACAGCTTGATGCCTGCGATCTTGGCGATGGCATAGGCTTCATTCGTAGGCTCAAGCGGGCCTGTCAGCAGATGCTCTTCCTTGATTGGCTGCGGCGCGTGTTTGGGATAGATGCAGCTTGATCCCAAGAACATCAGGTTCTGGATGCCAGCCTCATGTGCTTGGTGAATAGCGTTGAATGCTATGGCCGTGTTGTCGTACAGGAAGTCCACAGGGTACGTGCTGTTGGCCATGATGCCGCCGACCTTGGCTGCACAGATGAACACGTAGTCTGGCTTGTCTGCATACAGGTTTTCCGGCGGGTTGCGTAGGTCAGCATCCACCGTCAGCACTTCATACTTCTTGTGCTTGAGCAACCTGGATATGGCGCTACCCACCATACCCTTGTGACCCAGCACCATGATCTTTTTACCTTTCAAGTTCAGCCTCCACCATCTCGTCTACCAGTTGGTCAAATGTGTACTCAGGCACCCAGCCTAGTTTCTCTTTCGCCTTGGTGGCATCTCCGCACAGGGTGTCCACTTCTGCCGGCCGCAGGTATTTGGCATCAATAGCCACTACCGCCTTGCCCTGCCAGCTTGCGGTTTCATTTGCGCCCTTGCCGCTCCAGACTAGGTTCATGCATAGTCTGGCAGCGACCGCTTTCACAAAGTGTCTGACCGTCCATGTGTAGCCGGTGGCAATCACAAAGTCCTCTGGCTCGTCCTGCTGAAGCATCAGCCACATGGCGCGGACGTAATCCTTGGCGTGACCCCAGTCTCTGCGAGCGTCCAAGTTACCCAGCAACAACCTGTCTTGCTGGCCGCGTTTGATCCTGACTAGACCCTGCACGATCTTGCGGGTGACGAATGTTTCGCCACGGCGTGGGGATTCGTGGTTGAACAGGATGCCCGAGCAGGCGTACATACCGTAGGCCTCGCGGTAGTTGACCGTGATCCAGTGGGCGTACAGCTTGGCTGCACCGTACGGACTGCGCGGATAGAACGGCGTTTGCTCATCCTGTGGCGCAGGACTAGCGCCAAACATCTCGCTGGTAGATGCTTGGTAGAACTTGGCCTCCTCCCAGAGTGCCGCTTCCAGTAAACGCAGAGTACCCACGGCATCAGCGTTGGCGGTGTACTCAGGCTGCTCGAAGCTGACAGCCACATGGCTCTGGGCTGCAAGGTTGTATATCTCTGTGGGCTTGATCTTCTTGACCAAGTGAGCAAGGTTGCTGCCGTCGGTCATGTCACCGTAGTGCAGGTGGAAGTTGGGATTGCCAAAGAGATGATCCACCCGTTCGGTGTTCAGGTTGGAGCAACGGCGCTTGATGCCGTGTACCTCGTATCCCTTTTCCAACAACAGCTCTGCTAGGTATGAACCGTCTTGTCCGGTCACGCCTGTGATCAGTGCCTTCATTTGTTCTCCTCGATCAGTCGGTACAGTTGTTTGATCTCATGCTCGTTGCTGAACTTCTTGTCTGACCGGATGAACGCGTCGATGTTCTCCAGATACTCACAGTAGCGGTGGTAGTCCACGCCACGCAGGAAGCCGTACAACTCCTCCCAGCTGCCGAAGTCCGTCATGTCAATGAAGCACTCGCGCGGGATGTGGTCATGGATGTTGGGTGCGCCCCAGTACACAGGGACGATGCCGGCCATGAAGGCGTCCAGGATCTTCTCGCTGATATAGCCGACCGCGTTGTCGCAGTTCTCAAACGTCAGGGCAAAGCGGTAGTTGTGCAGCGTAGCCAGCTTGTTGTTCGTCGTACCCTTGGCGCAGAAGAAGGTCTTGATATCCCAGCCTCTGCCGTAAAGATCAAACTCGAACATGGCGTTCTGCTGGAACCAGAAGATGGCTTCTATCCGCTTGGGGTACAGGCTGTGTAGTTGCTGGCTGTTCTTGGCCGTCTGCATCAGCGTCAGTAACTTGCGGCGTTCGAACTCCGATCTGTGGATCTCGGTGTTCAGCCTGCTGCTCCAGTCCACGGTGAAGTTGTGCTTGACGTAGTTGCCACGCCCGACCAGCCGGTCATCCCACGTCAGTACTTTTGCGAACTGATCGTGATACGCGGTATCCCAGTTCTGCGGCAGGATCAGGTCTGGTTCGTACAAGATCAGCGCCTTCTTGGCGTTGCCGATCTCAGGCTCTACCTGTGGGCGATCCATGTAGATCACGAAGTCCAGCTCTGCCGGATCAACCTGGTCAAGCGTGTAGAGTTCTATGCCGTTGGCTTGGCACAACTTGTACAACTCTACCCACGGGCGTAGCAGGTTGTGGCCGACATCGCTGTTCTCGTTCTTGAACAGGTAGCCGTCGCGGGTGATGAACTCGTAGTGATTGTGTACGGCGACTTTCAAGTGTTCTTCTCCATTTCTTTGCCTGCTTCCATGCCCATCTTGTAGGCACCGTCCCAGCCGTTAACATTGATTGCTGCCGCATCCCAACCACGGGAGAACGCTTGCCAGTGCGAGGACTTCTTGATCGTGTCCCAATCGTATTCGACGTAGCGATTGGATTCTTTCATCCACATAAGCCATGCTTCTTCTTTGGTCATGTGTTCTCCTGTTTAACTAAGGTTCCGCACACCTCGCAATGGTCATACAAACCTACGCTTCTCTCTTCCCACTGCGTCCTGAATGGGTGTTTACACAACCTGCATAACCAACTTATTGGCGCAAACAGACACCAAAGAACGCCAGCAATAAAGTTGCTCATGGCGCACCCCCCTCTCGCGGATAGTTGTTCACTCCTCCCCCTTGCGTATAGTTGCTGCTATGTCTTTGTGTCCGGCCTCTTCACACAGTCGAGCGCAGCGCTCACGTTCTGTTGCCACTACCATCTTGGAGAACTTGCGCATCCAAGACATGGCCGCAGAATCTGGGGCATAGATCAACTGCTCATCTTCTGCCGCCAGATTTGCCATCTCAAATAACTTGCGGGTCATCCAAAGATGAAGTGAAACAACTCACGCAGAGTCGTGATCACAACCGCCAGCGCTACGTAGATCAGAATCATGATTGCGCCAACATCAAAGCTGGAAATGTTCTTGCGGTAGAACGCCTGCCACCGGCTTTCCTGCTCGATGATCCGGTTGGTGTCCTGCACTGTCTGGTAGAACTGCGGCACGTAGTGGCTGCCAATCTTTGGTGGCGGCTCTTTGACGAATTGTCCATCTCTTAGCATTGCTTCCTCCTATGTGTTGTTGCGCCCCGCGCGCATAAGATCCCCTGCGTAGACGTGCTGGCCTACGTGGCGTAACTCAATCGTGGGGTCTGCATAAATTTTACCGCCCTCCTTCTTCCACAACTCGCAGAAGTGATAGTCCTCTGACAACAGCAATCCTAGCTCTGTGATGCTGGTGCCGAAGAACTCTCGGGTGAGTGGGGCGAGAAACTGTCCGTTATCCTGTATCAATGACGTGCGGTAGGTGGGTACTTTGAAGCGCATGGCTTTCAGTACGTTCCTGTGGATCATCATGAATCCTGTGCCGCCGTGCAGTACTTCTACCAGGCCGTCGGGTCCGAGCGGTACTGCGTCAGGATCACCCTGATCATCCACCGCATTCAGCACATACGAGCAGCCGAACTTCTCGATATCCTTTTCGCCGCGCAGAGCAGCCTGCCGGATACGATCCCAGAACATGAACTTCTTGGGATAGATCCCGCACACCACATCCTTCTCATGCTGGAGCAGCCGATAGATACCGTCGGTCGGGAACCAGATGTCAGCGTCGATGAACATCAGATAGTCATCCCGCGTTTCATCCAAGAAGTATCTGGCTATCTCATTGCGCGCACGGGTAATCAGCGCTTCTTTGTTCATGAACTGCCAGCGCGTCTTGATCCCTTTGCTTTCTAGGAAGCTGATGTTCCGCACGAGACTGTCGACGTACTCCATGAACATCGCACCGCCGTACGCAGGGGTGCCGATCATGATGGTTGGCTTGCCGTCAATCATGACGCGCCTCTCTCGCGGATAGCGAACGCAACGTCAAAGCATCCGTTGCGCCATGTCTTGTTCATGTTTCCGTCTATGTTGCCCATCTCTTCAGCCACCTTCGCACACGCCTCGCGCTCCGCTTCTACCTCTACTTTAACCATCCTATCGACAACACTAAGGATAGAACTGCTCAACGCTTTGCGAATCAAAGAAAGCGTGTCGTTAATCATCTCATCGTAAACGCCCGGATCAGTTTTCTTAATGATCTCCAACGTCATCTTCGCCTCTTCCAGTGCCTCACTGTCCGCTATCACAGCCGAATATATGTAATCTATATTTGGCATTACTTCTGCTTTATCCTCATCCACTGTTCTTCTCCTTGTGATTATTGATCTGCGTTATACCCTGCGGTGCTGAGGGGTACATTTGCTGCCGCTGATCAATCGTCATGTCGTAACCAAATCGCATAGCGTTGATCAACTGTGGCGTCATCGCGGTGAACTGCTTAGGGTTTGGCTCGTCTGGGCAGATCGTGATTGTGTAAGGTAACTTAGCCACTGTTCCTCCCATACAAATAACCCATAAAGAAACACCAGCAAGCTAAACCAATTACAAACAACACCATGCCTAACGGATAGTTACTCATTGTTCTCTCCTTGCGCGGATAGAAACGGCGCAATAGTCTGCATACCCACCTTCAAACCCATCATCGTCAGCTATCTTGTCGCACAACGCAGCACACGCCTCGCGCTCCGCTGCTGCTACCAACTCGGCAAAGCGTTCAAGCGTTTCCCATTTCACAGGCTCCTGATCCCACGGCTTAGATATTCCAGCCTCTCGCGCCATGCGGATAATGTCATCTCTAGTCATTGGCCATGCTCTCTATCTGATCTATCAAGTGGTCAGAGATCCGTCTGTCGTTCACAGATACTGAGCCGGCGAGATCATCCTTGTGGATCAAGCTGGACACGTCACGCAGCGCTTGCTTGTAGCCGCTAGAGAATTGATCGCCGCCTTCCAGGATCATGGTGATTGCATCCCGCACGATCTTGCTGGCCTGCCGGTTGCGAGCCTTCTCTTTCAGCGCGTCATGTATCTCAGGATCCAGATAAACCGAGTACGGGATCAGTCGCTTCGACTTCTCCACGCGGCGAACTCCTGCTTTATTCCCAGCATCTTTTCCGTCGCCTGCTGGCTTTTTCCAATGTCGGCGCGGCTTTCCACCTTCAGGTATGTCTTTAACCATTCTGTCGCTTCCTTGTCTGATTTCTCAATGATCTGCCCGGACTCCGAGAGGAACTCCCAGAACTTGGGATCTCGGCACAGCATTCCAGATACACGCACCATGTCCTTGGCCAGCTCTTGCTCCCGGTTCATAGGCTTCTCTTCTTCGTTCAGCCTGACCATCACCGTCATGTATCTGGCGCCTACGAAGTCCCGCATGATCCGTTCATCCAGATCGTCGGGGTGAATGCGCAGTGTCAGGATGTAGCCGCTGTTGTCCTGCTTGATCCCTACCTTGACTGATTCGAACTGTGGATGATCTTTCAACTGATGTCCTCTATTCGTAATGCGTACTTGCCGTTAGCCCGTTTAGTCCAACCATGCACTTCCACTCTGATGCCTGCCTCCCTGACGTGCGCGATAGTGTCGGACTCCTGGATCTTCTTGATCCTTGATGACACCCCGCTGCTCGTTACCTGTACGGCCAGCACTTCATCTCTGCGGATAGCCAGGATGTCGCACCAGCCCCACAGATCCTGACGCACACGCTTCCACGGGTTCCACTTCTCTACCACCTCACAGTGATAGCCCTGCTCCCGCAGATACTCGAGGCTGCGCTGCGTCGGAGACTTAGCTGCCATTCGCTATCCGCTTGATCTCTTTGATCGGGATATCAAAAGCTTCGTGGATCTTCAAGATGACAGACGGCGTTAACGTTACATGGCCATGCCGCAGCTTGGAGATCGTAGGCGGGTGTACGCCTATGATCTTCGCAAGGGCTGCATCGCTGCGCAGGTTGGCAAAGTTGATCAGGTGGTCAATAAGATGGTTCATGGCCACCTCAGAACGGGACGTCTGAATCATCTACTACTGGTGGCTTGGGTGCCTCCAGTGTCTCGGTCTTCTTCCATGTGTTCACCTTTAGCTGAAAGAACGTGCCGTACTGACCATCGTTCTGCCATGCGTCCAACTTGATCGTGATGTCATCACCTTCCGTTTCCTGCAAGAGCGTACGCAGGTAGCTACGCTCCAGGGTGATGTCGCCGTAGAGATCAGGTGACTTCGGATGGATCTTGCGCTTGCTGTAATTCAAGCGGCCAGAGTTTGGGTACTTATTTGTCATCTTTGAATGCTCCCTTGTAGGTTCCGAATGTGTCGACCAGCTCTCTGTAGGCGACGGTATCTTGCATCTCAATCTGCTTGTAGATGTTGGCATTCGTGCGCCAGATGTTCATGATGTCATCTAGGTTGGAAGCTGAATCAAGTGCCGTGACAGTCGCTTCAACGACAACAGTCAGCCAGTTTTCCCACTCCGTATCCGGCTCCGCAGATACTTTGAGCTGCCACTCACGATCGTGACCTTCCATCTTCTTCGGTGGAGCAGGTGGTGCAGGTGGAGTTGCAGGCTTGGCTACTGGCTTTGGTGCCACTACAGGCGCTGTCTTTGTTGCCTGGTTGCCGTCATCGTCTTCTGGCGCGATACCGCAGGCGGCCATCAGACTATAGCGACGAGCGTACGAAAGCGCGGAACCAAAGCCCTGTGCATCGTGCTTGGTGGCCGGCATGAACAGGCTACCACCGGACAGTTGTTCTCCTGATTCATGCAGGAAGATGGTGCTGACCTTCACGCCGCCGTCATGCTCGTCTGTCAGCTGCATCAGGTAGATGCCGTTGTTGTTCAACGCATCGAGGACGGCCTCGATACAAGCATCAAGAGAAGCATACTTGCTGCGAAAGTGTGGATTGGTACTGGTCTTCAGCGCAGGGCCAAACTCCCGCTGCGCTTTCACCAGTGCTGTGGCGATGTTTTTCATTTGTTCTCCTAGTTGCAGGTGGTGTTGCACACACCGCCATAGCAGCAAGTAGTGCAGAACGTGCAGTTGCCACGGGTGTCACAGAAATTGTGTGATGTGCAGCTGGCGTAGGCCATGGATGCGGAAGCGATAGCCCAGATAGCGACGAGATATTTCATGACTTCTCCTGTTGGTAAAGTTTGTACTGCTCACAAAATGGTGCGACCTGACAGAAAGACTCACAGCGTGTCCTGCCGCCCTCTCTAACCTCGACCTCATGGCCGGGGAACTTAGTCTTAATCAATGCGTCTGCTTCTTCCTGCGTGGCACAGACCTTCTTCGCACGAACACCACCGGCCTTCATGATGGCAAACGTGGTTGGCTTCTCCCACATTTCCTCTGACGTGCAGGTTGGCATCTGGCCAGAGACGGCCGCGAAGTTAGCCTCGTTGTGCAGGCGCAGTCGGTCACGCACAAACTGCTCGCGTGTCTCTGAATCCCACAGCGGGATATCCAGCGTAACGATAGGCGCTTGCGGGTAGGTGTCCTTCAGGGCAGCTTCTCTGCGGCTCCAATCCCGAACGATGCCGATGATCTGTAGGCCAGTAACCGGATGCGCTTTCACGCGCTCGACTAGCCATGCGTACAGGTTCAGCTGATCCACCCACTCGGTCTTCTGCTGCTGGACTGCCCAGGCAGATGTCACCTTGTAGTCAGAGATGACAACAGAGCCGTCAGACTGAAAGGTCTGCAAGTCGATAGCACCAGAGATACTCCAGCTATCAAACGTGGTGAACAGGCGCTCCTCGACAACGTGGTTCTCGTCTTGGCCGTGCTGCAATATGTTGTGGACTGCGGAGCCGAACAGACTCCAGACCTGATCTGCCGCGTCGACTTCGATATCATCTGCATGACGGCGGCGTAGTTGTACTAGCTGCGGTGGCGACAGGATCTCAGTGACGCTGATCTCTGAGCTACCTCTGCTATAAGTAGGCCGCTGAATGACATTGATAAAGGTCTGTGGCAGACCGTGTTTGTTGGTAAGTTTCATCTTGCCTCCCCTAGATGTAGGATGATAGTACAACTACATCTAGCGTATGTCAACAGGCAATTTGATACCGGAATCATGTGTTGCAAAAATGACTTTTGTAAATATTTACACTGTGTGCTATTGTCTGCTCAGACATTCCGGTGGGCTTCTACTCCTTCACGTAGATCTCCCCTTCGCTCCTGGAGTGTCTCCCTGTTGGCGACAGCAGCGACAGCTGCCTTGACCCCGGTTACTCCCCTTACCGGGGTCTTTTTTTGTATAATGCCGGCAGCTGGAAGCCGGCCGAGCGGTTGACAGCACCACAGCCACGAGAGAGCGGCTGGTTTTCAGCACCACTTGCATCACATCTGAATCTGCCATACACTGTGCTTGTCACTGTATCAGGCGGCGACAGCTATCGAACCCTTAAGGTTTGGTTCTTATCCCAAAATGGGAACGTGCCTGATACACGGAGAGCCAGTTCTTAAGGGTTTTTTTACGGCCTCCGCAACCATACAGGAATGGAAACGTGGAAGAGCCGACGAGAAGACAAACCGTGCAGCAATTGCACGAAGCAGTATCTCCACAGTACGCAATATTTTTGCGGTCTCCATCTGGCTTACGCGCCCATTTCAAATATCTTCACGATTCACTTGAGTCGGCCATAGAGGGTTGCCGCAGTATGGCAGCAGAGCGGGCTGCTTCTGGCCAGGTGGATTACACGTATTACGCCGTTGAAATCAAGCACCGCGTGGGTATTGAGCGCGGGAAGATTGTTGACGAGCCAACGAAGTAAGTTACCTGTCCCGGCAGGTAGCCGGGCGCACCGACCGCGATAGTAGTGAGCCTGCATGGGCTGCCGTCGAGAATACACTGGCCGAGGTTTCACCCGCCTGCGAGCCGCGCCACCTGTCAGTGAGGGATGGCACAAGAGGGAAGGTCCAGTGGTGAGACATACCTTCCATCGAGATAATCGCTGCCTTCGGGATTGCTAGGCTGCTGACAAGATCAGTAGTTGGGCAGGGAGGATAACCCCACCAGTGCTGCGCAGGAGGGGGGCTATCACCCATGGGGAAACTAAACGCGATCATGCAATACACGGGCGTTGACAGGAACCATGTGCTGCATTATCCTTGAGCTGTATTCGTTGAGGGAGGGGGTTATGAACATTGAAGTACGTGAGATGTTGGAGCGCTGCGGATTGCTGGACGTGGATATTGGTACGTACAACAGGCTACGGGCGTTGATTGTGTTGGCGAAGGAACGGGAGCGGGAGCGGGCGGCGATGATCTGCCATGGCTGCCGCGATATTGAGTATGCGAGCGAGGAGGTCGCCCGCAGGATACTTGCAAACTAGGAGGGGAGTATGGAAGCAGTCTTTCAAAAGATACTGAAGTCGGCCTTGATCGGCTTGAAGCAGTTGGAGAGCAAGGGTCACATCCAGTTCAAGGTGATCTGCGGCGAGAACGAGTGGGGTAAGCTTGAGGTGGTAAAGGAAAAGCCCAAGGACAAGAAGCCACGGTACTACGAGTCTGGCGATATTCAGTACGGCTTCATGCGGGAATATGTACTCAAGTACCTGGCCCCGGTGCAGCCCAACGAGGTAGTAGAGATACCGTATCCGCCGCATGATTCCGAGGTGGTGCGCTCCAACGCGGGTGCCTACGCATCCAAACTGTGGGGCAAGGGAAGTTATACGTCGACAATAAACAGAGAGAAGCAGGTCATTGAAATCTACCGGCATCCTGAGATCAACGAGTTAGATCTGGGCGATCTTGATGGATAAGCAAAGACTCTACGATGCCATGTTGATCAAGGCGTTCCGCGCCGATGTCACTGTTGGGCAGTTGTGGTGGTGGTTAAAAGGGTTGGGGATTGAGGTTCCAGACAAAACCCTGAAACGCCAACCACCGACCAACAAGATGCGAGTTCAATCTTTTGTTGGCCTGTGTCTAAAACCACTGGCAGACAGGCTGTGGGACACCGATCGCAGCCACGATATCAAGACGCTGGACTGGATGGTAAATCTAGACTCACAGCAGACCGGCGATAGAAACTGGAAAAATAATTTAAAAAGGAAAGTTATGGCCGAGCGCCGTGGGACTTTCTTTTTGGCATCAAATATTGAACATCAAAACCGCAACAATCAGTGGGGTGTCACCAAAGGCAGACCAAAACAAAGGAGGATTAAATGATCCAGTTCAACCGCTACCGGCTGCCGGATGAAACGCCGGATCTCCACGCCGACACCGTGAAGTTAGTCGGCCTGATGTCGCAAGGCCTCAGAACCGCACCAGAAGCCGCTGTGCCGCTTTTATTCGAGATGGCCTACAAGTACCCCGGCAACCTGCGTGTCGCAGCCATAGCGGCGCGTCTGCACCACTGGGGGGTGTTGGGTTGGGATGAGATCCGCGAGATGATCCCGGCCGAACTACCACGTCACTTCTGGTACGCGCAGGAGATCGCCGGCTGTTTGGGATACGAGCAGACCAATCGGCATTGGCACATCGAGGAAGATGATTGGTACACCCTGCAAGGGCAGGCCGATGACGTGGTTGCTCCAGGTGCTGGTGCTATGCACGGCTACATCAGCTACCAGCCACCGAGCGCAGGCTTCTTCTCGGTTGTCGAGAACATCGTCGCGGCTTCGATGGCGGCAGAGCAAGATGGCTACGGCCTGAAGGTTGATCTGTCCGGCAACTGGTGGGCGTACGACGAGCCGTTCGAGCAGATCTTCGAGGACGTATTTGAATTCTGTAACGGTGGCCTGCCTATCCTGCGGTTTGATTCCATGCGTAAGCGGTTCTTCGACGCTGATCTGGCACAGGCACAGGAGCTGGCGCGTCGCAAGTGCGGTTGGTACAACGAGATCTACTACGCCATCGGCAGCTACGCTGGTACAGGCTCTGTCGAGGATGACGTTGGCACGATGTTCCTGCGGGGCGGGGATAAGCTTCAGACCGAGACTGTCCTGCCACCAGCGCACATCATTTTGAAGGAGCTGACTTGGATGAAACGGCACTGCCGGCGGCGTGTGATATTGTCTGATGATCCGATGATCGGGCAGATGATTACAGCCCGCGACCCGGATGTCTTGGATCGCAGCAACCAGTTGCCCGGCGGTTACCACCATTTGCCGCAGCGCAAGCAGTCTTGCATTCCGATCCTTCAAAACTACTTGGCCATGGTGGAAGCCAAGCACAACTTCTCTTGCCCGTCTGCAAACCTGGCTAACGCCGCGCAGTGGAGCAGGAGCGATGACGATAACTATTCGTTGTCGAATCCAGTTGGGAGGTATCTGCTGATATGAAATCTTGGTACGACTTGATGCTGCATATCCCGTTTCTTTCGGGACTTCTGGTGGGCATGGGCATGTTAATCATGATTGGCCTGTTGTCCGTGTTAGCAATCTTCTGGGGATTAGACGAATGATTATTGATGTAAACAAAATAAGAATAGACGGCCACACACAGTCGCGGGAGATGAAGAAGGAGATCGTCGCCCAGTTTGCCCAGGACATGGAGAACGGCGATACATTCCCGCCGATCACCGTGTTCGCAGAAGGGCAGAACTATTGGCTGGCCGATGGCTTTCATCGGTACTTCGCCACCAAGCGGCTGAAGAAGCTGACCATCGAGGCCGATGTCTATGACGGTACTGCGCGCGACGCAGAGTGGTATGGCATGGGAGCCAACAAGGGGCATGGACTGCGGCCAAGCAGCGCAGACAAGCGCAAGATGGTGATCCGTGTCGTGTCTGATCCAGAGTGGCAGGAGCAGTCGGATCGGATCATCGGCAACCACATTGGCGTGAGCCATATGCTGGTGTTCAACATTCGCAAGGAGTTGAAAGAATCGAAGCAACCGAAACAATCAAAGACGAAGAAGCCCGATGAAAATGTAAATATTTACACTAAGCAAGAAGCAGGCCAGTTTAAGTCTGATGGCGTTGCAGAATTCAACGAGGATGAAATCCAGCGTGAGCATATGCAAGCGTCGATCCAGATGTTGCGTAAAGAAAACGAAGACCTGCAAGATCAGTTGACTGTTGTTCAAGCGGCAAGCATTGATGACATACAGAAGGAAAAAGCAGAGTCGATCATCAGGGATTTGCGCGCACAACTTCGTGCGGCCGAGATAGAATTAAAAGAGATGACCATCAGTCGCGATATGTACCAGCGCGAGAATGGTGAATTAAAAAAGCAAGTCACATCGCTACTCAAAAAACTTAAAAAGTTAGACGGATGAAATACCTGTCTGTCTGTTCCGGCATTGAAGCAGCGACGGTAGCGTGGCACCCATTGGGTTGGCAGCCTGTCGGGTTCTCCGAGATCGAAGCTTTCCCATCTGCCGTGCTTGCACATCACTATCCTGATGTCCGCAACTACGGGGACATGACCAAGTATAAGGAGTGGAACCTTGAGCCAATTGACCTTCTGGTCGGCGGAACCCCTTGCCAATCTTTTTCCGTTGCCGGACTCCGGCGTGGACTCGAAGACCCAAGAGGTAACCTTGCACTTACCTATGTCGGAGTTCTTGATAGGTTTAGACCCGAGTGGTGCGTATGGGAAAACGTGCCGGGTGTCCTCAGTTCAAACGGTGGACGGGACTTTGGTTCCTTCCTCGGGGCGTTGGCAGAACTCGGGTATGGGTTCGCCTACCGAGTGCTTGACGCTCAGTACTTCGGAGTGGCACAGCGCCGCCGCCGTGTGTTCGTTGTCGGATACCTTGGAGACTGGCGACGTGCCGCAGCGGTTTTATTTGAGCCAGAAAGCTTGCGCGGGAATCCTGCGCCGAGCCGAAAAGCGGGGCAAAAGTTTGCCGCCGACTTTGTACCAAGCGTTGCTGGCAGTCTCGACACAGAATGTGGAGGGGGAAAGTTAACACATCAATCAGTTGCTAATGGTCATCTCATTGGCACAATCACCGCACGAATGTTTAATGCATTGGGTGCGCGTGATGTTGAGGAAGGCGCCGTATTAGCTGTGGCGCAACCAGCATATGCTCTGCAAGGTGCTGGGCATGCGTCGCAGAATAGTCAAGGCAGCGGTTGGAATGAAGAAGTGTCGTTTACGTTGAATCGACTAGATGTGCATGGCGTAGCGCAGCCGATTGGTTTAGATGAAGAGCAAAACGCAATGGTTGATGCCTTTGGCACACTAAAAGCGCGTACCGCTGGCGGGGGCTTTGAAGGTAGTGTCATGCAATCCAACATGGCCGTACGTCGCTTAACGCCGATTGAGTGCGAGCGGCTGCAAGGATTCCCAGACGGATACACAAACATCCCTTGGCGCAAGGCGATAGATTCTCCCGATGGTCCACGGTACAAAGCATTAGGAAATTCAATGGCTGTACCTGTGATGAAATGGATCGGTGAACGTATAAAATTACAGATGCCCACACCAGCGGGCTAGTGCTGGCAGGAGGAATCATGTCGCTACAACTCAGGGACTATCAAGAACAAGCAATAGAGAAACTCAGAGAAGGATTTGCAAGGGGACACAGAACGCAGTTGTTGTACTTGGGGACAGGCGGTGGCAAGACGGAGATTGCTATCGCCATGTTGGAAGCAGCTCGTAAGAAAGGTAGCAAGGCCGCTATGATCTTGGATCGTATCGTGCTGTGCGATCAGACCAGCAAGCGGCTCGACAAGTACAAAGTCGATCACGGCGTACTGCAAGCAGGGCATTGGCGGTACAAACCGTATGAGCCTATCCAAGTTTGCTCGGCACAAACGCTAGAGAAACGTGGCAGCTTTCCTGGCCTTGACTTGCTGGTGGTAGATGAATGCCACGCGCAGCGCAAGCAAACCATCGAGTTCATCAAGAACAATCCGAACGTGAAGGTTGTCGGGTTGTCGGCCAGCCCATTCACGAAGGGCTTGGCAAGCACATACTCGAACGTCGTTAGTCCTATCACCACTCGGCAGCTGGTGGAGAAGGGATCGCTCGTACCCTTGCGTGTGTTCATTGCAAAGGAAGTGGACATGACCGGCGCGAAGAAGGTTGCTGGTGAATGGTCACAGGCTGATGCGACAGAGCGTGGCCTGAAGATTACAGGCGATGTTGTGCAGGAGTGGGCAAAGAAAACACGCGAGATATTTGGTGAGCCACGCAAGACGATTGTCTTTGCTTCTGGTGTTGCACACGGCGCAGACTTGGCCGCCAAGTTCCAAGCACTCGGCTACAACTTTGTCAGTCTGAGCTACAAGGATGACGAAGAATGGAAGCGGCAAGTCATTGAGGACTTTGCCAAGCCTGACTCGAAGATCATCGGTCTGATTGCCTGCGATATCTTGACCAAAGGATTCGACAACGAACACGTTATGATCGGCGTGTCTGCTCGGCCATTCTCCAAGTCGTTTAGTTCTCATGTGCAGCAGATGGGCAGGGTGATGCGCGCAAACCAGCTCGATCCTGCGGCCAAGCCTTTTGCCATATGGCTGGATCACTCCGGCAACTACCTGCGTTTCCGTGAGGATTGGGATCAACTGTTTGAGGATGGTGTTCACGAACTGCAAGATGGTAAAGAGAAGGCCAAGAAGGAACTGACTGAGCGCCAGAAGAAGGAGAGTAAGTGTCCTGTCTGCCAGATTCTGTGGGGCGGTGGCGATACCTGTTTCAACTGCGGCCATGTGCGTGAACGTCGGAACCTGGTGACAGAAGTCGACGGCCAGATGATTGAGTTGTCTGGCAACGTGCCGCGCGAGAGCAAGCAGGCATTCTGGAATCAGATGGTCTGGCTCATGCGTTATCAGGGTTGGAGTAAGGGCAGGGCTAGTCACACATACAGGGAAAAGTTTGGCGTCTGGCCTCGCGGTCTGAACGATGATTCGCCGCAGATGTTGGAGGCAGATACCAAGCGGTACATTGATAAGAAACTGAAGCAGTTCTTGAAAAGCGTGGGGAGATAATCATGGACTTCATTCAATTCGCCAGATCACATGGCATCATCATTGACGAGCTGCCGCCCATAGGTATGTGGCAGCGGTATCCGACAGAGGATCACCCGCGCAAGCGCAATGGCGCAGTCAAGTTCATGGGCGATCATGGATTCGTGCAGAACCATGCGACCAACACCGTTGTCAGTTTGTGGAAGCCTGACCAAATCAACCGTCTGAACTTGGATATGCGGGCGATCATTGTCGACCAAGCGAAGGCCGAGCGCGAACGTGCGAAGCTTGCGAGTGCAGCGGTAGGCAAGGCTGTCGGTATGCTGAACGCTAGCGGCAACCGGACTCACCCTTACCTTGAAAGTAAGGGTTTCCCCGACGAGCAGGGCATCGTGCTGGACATTGAGAATAAGCCTGTCCTTCTGATCCCGATGCGCGCTGGCAAGTCACTCGTCGGACTGCAACAGATATGGCCTGATGGAACCAAGCGGTTCTTGTACGGCCAGCGTACAGCGGGAGCCACCTTTACGTTCGACAACAAGGGCATCAACATTGTGTGTGAAGGATATGCCACAGGGTTATCCGTTCGCGCGGCCATGCGTCAGATGAAGCAGCGGTATACCCTGCACATTTGCTTTTCTGCTGGCAACATGATGCGCGTTGCTGAGTCGCTGCCGCAGGGGTTGGTCATTGTGGACAACGACGAAAGCGGTACAGGGCAGCAAGCCGCTGCAAGTATCGGCTGGCCTACTTGGATGTCTGATCTTGCGGGCGAGGATGCCAACGACTACCATCGGCGTGTTGGCCTGTTCGGGTTGACGCAAAGCCTGACCCAGTCAATGCTCAACATCGGTAGTGCTAGGCATTACGAACGATAGTGCGCCGCCGGTATGGGGTTGGATCATGGCAAGTGACTGCATGATCTCCACCCCCAACGCAAGGCAGCGATCACCCTGTCCGGTGTAGTCGGTCACAACCCTGACCGAGCCATCGTCGGACTCGATCAGGTACAGGGTGAACATCATTTGATTTGTCATGGTGCGAGTGTATCCTGCTGCGCCCACAACATACAGCGCACCAGCATTTCGGCCATGTTATCCGTCTGCTCCTCTACCCATCCCTCGGGGTAGTGTTCGAACGGTTCCCACGCGATTTTGTCGTCGGGGTCTGCGTAGAAGTGCGACTCTGCCATGCCAGCGGCAAGCGCTTCGATTTGGGCGAGTGTTCTCATCGTCTGATCTCCTGTTAGGTGCGCTCGGTTAGCGTCTGATCGACTAGTTCCGGCTCGCCGGATTCCAGCGCGATCAGGTTATTGTCTTGGCCGAAGTGATAGTCAACCTCATCGTGCAGGTGTTTCTCTGCGTCTGCGGGGCTGGTTCCTCGTACCCAAATGGTGCATTGAAATTTGTATAAGTTCATCGTCTGATCTCCTGTTAGGCGGCTAGTGCGCTGAATGTGCGCGGGGTTGTTTGCTCGATCTCGATCTGGTATCCCAGGGCGGCTATATCTCGCAACGTGTTGCGGGTTAGGCTTTTGGTTCCTGCTATGCGGGCAAATATCTCGGCGGCAGGGTCGGCAGGGTAGAAAACTTCAACCCCATAATTTTTGTCGGCGCGAATAGTAATTTTCATGGGTCTGATCTCCTGTTAGTTGGCGGCTTGAATCGGGATAACTCGGCGGGCGCGTTGGTCGGTTTGCTTGGCGCGTGTACCATGCGCTCGGAATCCGACAATTACTTTGCGGTTGCCGGCCGCGCACAATCCGCAAGTCTTGCAAGTCTTATCATCGCGGGTCTGCGCGGGGCATACAACGATGGCTCGGCCTTCCGGCGTGGTGGTGCGCTCGGGCGTGTCCATCGGCACGATACAGACCACCGGCAGGCCGGTCGCGGCAAGCTTGTCCGCTTCACCGGCATCGTCGGCCGATAGGTTGACAGTAAAGCCCCAGGCGTTTGCGTGTCGAATCCAGCTGATTGCATCGTCGGATTTTTTATGCGTGAAAGTGAATCCTCGTTTCCCGATATTGGCTCGGACTATTTCACCCAGGGCGGCAGGGTCTACGGTTTCACCCTTTCCTGGTAGGTCACCGGCGATATTGAAGCGCCATAGTTCCCCATCTGGCAGGGCGGCTATGCGGTCGCAAGTGTCGGCCAATGATGCACCCCTGGTCGGTACTTTGTCCCAGGCCAGGCGAGTATAAAAATCCTCGCCGTAGCAGTCCGACTCGTAGTGCGGGCATGATGGCGGGCAGGTGCCGCGCTCGCTGTAGGTTACTGGTATTGCGCCGGTTTTCCGGTTTGCAGATTTTTGGATGAAATGAATTTTCATGTTTCACCCCAAAGTCGCGCGTTGTGCGAGTGCATCGGATATCAAACCGGCTCGATGCAAGCTATCCAAAAAATCAACGAAGGCGCAGCGAGTGTCTATCGGATAGACAAGCTCGGCGGTTTTGTCGTTGCTGCGCCAGGAATAACGATATCGGCGGCGGGGCAAGTCTGGGAAAGCTTCGAAAAAGGCGGCGCGAATTTGTTTTTGGTTTGTGTACATGGTCGGCTCCATTAATTTAGGTCAAGGGCGTGTTGCTGCGGGGTGAGCGCGTGGTTAGTGAAATGAAAGCGGACTGTGTAGCAGTCGGCGTGTAGGTCGGAAACCTCGTCAACGGCGAAGCTAGATTCATCGTCGACAATCTCAATAATCAGATTGTCGAGCGCGTTGTAGGTCTGCATGAAAGCGGCTAGGTCTGCGGATTCCTGGTCGGATAGTCCGGTTTCATCGCCGTTAATCAGGGCGGGCAACCAATGTCCGGCAAGTGTCAATTCATAGTGGTCGTTAATCGTTGGCATGGTCAGTAATCCTCAGAATAAAAACAGAACAAAAAGAAAAGCCCACATTATCAAAAAGCCAATTGCTCCGGCTATGAGTTCGGCGAGTGTCTGCATGGTCTAGGCTCCAAGAAAGCCCGCCGAAGCGGGCGGGTCGGGTCAGAAAAATGAAGCGGTGGCGAGTGCTTCTTTATCCCATTGGCGCAATGCGCCGAGAGGGTCGGCTTCAACGGTGTATGCCCAAGTGCAAGCGGCTTCATCCTCGTCATCAAATACAGCGCACACTTCGTAGTAACTGCCGAAGTCGTGCGGGAAAGATTTCACAACCAAATATCCGTTATCCGGCTCGGGATAGTGGCGGCGAATCTGGTCGGCGAATAATTGCGCTTCGCGGCGCTGTGCGGCGGCGTACTGTCCGGTCGGTTCGTTATGGGTGCAATCTTCGTCGGTCGGTACAGTTCCGATAGTGAGATAGTCTTTCATGTTTGCTCTCCATGTAGGCGCTACTGGGTGCAGCGCATGGAAGGGATATTAGTCGATGCAATACATTTGTCAAGGGTATGTATTGCATCATTTAATGGTATTTATTGATCGGTTTAGCGGTATCGATTGATTTTCTGTATTTGTTCCCCTATAGTGCGGCCATGTAATGCCGAGCGTGATTGTCATTGTGACAACATGGTAAGCGGCGGCGAGTAACTGAGCGAAGCGAAGATCAGCCCATGAGTAGGAAAGCCATAAGAGAACAAGTAAAGGAAACGATAAAGAGCAAGGGTATTGATTCTGCGTTGCGGCTTGGTCGGACAGGCCTAACAGCAAAGCAAAAGCGGTTCACCGAAGCGCTGGTATTGGAAGGAATGACAGGCGCTGATGCGTACCGCAAAGCATACAGCGACAGGGGAACGCCGAAAACAATCGGGAACAATGCCAGTAGGCTTAAGGCCGATAGCAGAATACAAATGGAAATAGATGCCCTGGAACGGGCTAAACAGGTGGCGGCGTTGCATACCGCTGAAGCTTTGCGCTCCCTGGTGATTTCTTCCCTCACTTCCGCGCTGATTGATCCCGACACAAAGCCCGCAACACGCATACAAGCGGCCAAAGTCCTGGGGCAAGTGACAGAAGTCGCGGCCTTCACCGAACGCAAAGAGATTACGCATATCCAGGACAGCGGTGCGATACGTTCCCAGATACTGGATCAACTCAAGAGCATGATGCTCGGCTCGGCCGATGCCGTTGACGTTGACGCGAATTCCCTGCTAGTGGAATTGGCGGGTGATGAACCCCAGGGTACGGGTACACCCCCAAATGCAGAATGGGACTCCGACGCGCATATGCATAGTAATCCCCTCGAACAATTTCCCCCAGAATCGGAACACCCCCCGTCATCTCCAGAAACGCAGACCCCCGGGGGGGATATTTCTGGAGAAAATACGTAGTTGCCAAACAGCTATGTAAATATTTACACAAGCAAGTTATATGCCAGATGTGCAGATAAATCGAGAAATGGTACGTCGTCGGCGGGAGATGACGTATGAGGAGTGTGTGGGGGTTGGTATGACACAGGCGCAGCGGGAAGTGTTTTTGATTGTGGATGAGTGGTGGAAGCAGTATGGGTTTGGGCCGTCTATCCGGGATATATGTGAGTTGCGTGGGAAGGGTGGGATGGGGAACACGCATGAGATTATCAAGCGGTTGGTGAAGCTGGGTGTGGTGAAGAAGGTGAAGGGGGCGGGCAGATCTGTGCGGCCGGTGTATATCAACTTCAGGACACTAGAGTGAGTTACGACGAAGAGCTGATGTTAGAGGCGTTCCGGTTGTTGTATCAGGTCTACCGGGAGCAGAAGGCTGGGCGGAAGTATTACCGGCCGGTGTCGATATATCCGACTTTGGCAAAGATACAGAAGCGGTTAAACGGGCCTGTGCGGCGGGATGAGATGTCGATTGTGGCAATGAGAGAAAAGGCGAATAGTCCGTGGACTTGAGTGAGCTGATAGGGAAGTTGCCGCCGGCCGAACAGGATAAGTTGTTAGAGCAGGTGGCGCAGTACCGGGATGCGGTGGCCAGAGAGCGCGCGCAGGGCAAGTTCATGTCGTTCGTAAAAGAGATGTGGCCTGGGTTTATACATGGCAGACACCACGCCATCATGGCCAAGAAGTTTGAGGAGATCGCGGAAGGGAAGTTGAAGCGGCTGATTATCAACATGCCGCCGCGACACACGAAGTCGGAGTTTGCGAGTTACTTATTGCCGGCGTGGTATCTGGGGAACAACCCGGAGAAGAAGGTTATCCAGACATCAAACACGGCCGAACTGGCGGTGGGATTTGGCCGGAAGGTCAGGAACCTGGTGGACAGCGATCACTACGCGAAGATCTTCCCCGGAGTGGGACTGAGAGTGGACTCGAAAGCGGCCGGCCGTTGGGCGACAAGTCACGGCGGGGATTACTTTGCGATTGGTGTCGGCGGCACTGTTACTGGTAAAGGCGCGGACCTACTAATAATAGATGACCCGCATTCAGAACAAGAGGCGAGACTCGCGCAGGGCGATCCGACGGTGTTTGACAGTGTGTACGAATGGTACACATCTGGCCCGCGTCAGCGTTTGCAGCCGGGCGGGGCGATTGTTGTGGTGATGACGCGCTGGTCGGACAAGGATCTGACCGGCCGGGTGTTGAAATCAGACGCGACAGAGTGGGAAGTAATCGAGTTCCCTGCGATTTTGCCGTCGGGGAATAGCCTATGGCCTGAATTTTGGCCTGTAAACGAGCTTCTGGCGCTAAAAGAGGAGCTTCCGCCGTATAAATGGAACGCCCAGTACCAGCAAAAGCCCACGGGAGAAGAGGGTGCGCTGGTAAAAAGGGACTGGTGGCGGGTTTGGGAGGCAGATAGAGCGCCTCCGTGCGAATTTATCATCCAAAGTTGGGACACGGCGTACACAAAAAACCAGCGGAGTGACTATTCTGCGTGTACGACCTGGGGTGTTTTCCACAAAGACGAGGATGAGAACGATGTGAACATCATTTTGCTGGATGCGTGGAAGGGAAAGGTGGAGTTTCCCGAGCTGAAGGTGAAGGCGAAAGAGATGTACGACGATTGGGAGCCGGACGCTTGCATTATTGAAGCAAAAGCAGCAGGCGCTCCCCTGATATTTGAGCTGCGACGGATGGGTGTGATGGTTCAAGACTTCACACCGACACGCGGCAACGACAAGTTCGTGCGTCTGAACAGCGTTACAGACCTATTTTCTTCCGGTAAAGTGTGGGCGCCGGACAAACGGTGGGCAGAAGACGTGATTGAAGAGTTTGCCCGGTTTCCAAACGCAGAGCATGACGATTTGGTCGACTCTGGCGTACAGGCGTTGATACGATTTCGACAAGGCGGCTTCCTGCGGTTGGGTTCTGACGAGGAAGATGAGCCACTGGACCTGCGGCGCAGGCGCAGTTACTACTGAGGATAGACGATGGCGACAAATATGGACAAGGCGCTGTACCAGCTGCCGGTTGGGATGGACGAAGCGCTCATGGACGCAGAGCCGATAGAGATTGAGATCGAGGATCCCGAGTCTGTATCTATAGGACTAGGTGATATAGAGATCACGATGGAAAAAGACGAGGAAGACGATGAGTTTTCCGAGAATCTGGCCGAGGAAATGGCGACAGATGAGCTGCAATCCCTGGCCTCTGACCTGCTTAGTGACTTTCAGGACGATATCGACAGCCGCAAGGACTGGATGAAGACGTATGTCGACGGCCTAGAGCTGTTGGGCATGAAGATCGAGGAAAGATCAGAGCCATGGGAAGGTGCCTGTGGTGTTTATCACCCACTTCTGTCTGAAGCACTGGTGAAGTTCCAAGCTGAGACGATCATGGAGACGTTCCCGGCCGCAGGTCCGGTGAAAACCAAGATTATCGGGAAAGAAACGCCAAAGAAGAAGGATGCGGCGGAGCGTGTTCGGGATGACATGAACTACCAGCTCACAGAAGTCATGACCGAGTACCGGCCTGAACATGAACGGATGCTGTGGGGCTTGGGACTAGCGGGTAATGCGTTCAAGAAGGTGTACTACGACCCAAGTCTTGGCCGTCAGGTGTCGCTATTCGTGCCGGCGGAAGACGTGGTGGTGCCATACGGGGCGAGTAACTTGGAATCTGCGCCGCGTGTGACGCACGTCATGAGAAAGACCAAGAATGAACTGCGCCGCCTGATGGTAGCAGGGTTCTACAGAGATATTGACCTGCCAGAGCCAGAGAATGTGCTGGACGATATCGAGAAGTCGATTGCCGAGAAGATGGGTTTTCGGGCGACATCGGATGATCGGTACAAGATCATGGAAATGCAGGTGTATCTGGATCTGCCGGGGTACGAGGACACGGATGACAAGGGTAAAAAGACGGAGATTGGTCTTCCGTACATTGTCACTATAGAAAAGACCTCGCAGGAAGTTCTGTCAATCAGAAGAAACTGGCGGCCGGAAGATGAGACCTATCAGAAGAGGAACCACTTTGTTCACTACCCATATATCCCCGGCTTTGGCTTCTATGCCTTCGGCCTTATTCATCTTATCGGTGCTTTCGCTAAGTCTGGTACTTCTATTATTCGTCAGCTGGTTGATGCTGGGACTCTATCGAACCTGCCTGGCGGTCTCAAGACTAAGGGAATGCGGGTCAAAGGAGATGACACTCCAATTGCACCCGGCGAGTTCCGAGATGTGGACGTTGCCGCCGGCACGATCAGGGACAACATCCTCCCACTTCCGTACAAAGAGCCGAGCCAAGTACTTCTTGGACTGATGAACCAGATCGTCGAGGAAGGCCGCCGGTTTGCTGCTGCGGCTGACTTGAAGATCGCTGACATGTCGGCCAACTCACCGGTTGGTACAACGTTAGCCATTCTGGAACGTACCCTGAAGGTGATGTCTGCGGTGCAGGCGCGTATTCACTACGCCATGAAGCAGGAGTTGAAGCTTCTGAAGGACATCATTCGGGACTACACGCCAGACCAGTACAACTATGTACCGGTGGAAGGCACGCCGCGCGCGAAGAAGTCGGACTATGACGATGTCGATGTCATCCCGGTATCTGACCCCAACTCGGCCACGATGGCACAGAAGGTGGTGCAGTACCAGGCTGTGATGCAGATGGCGCAGGCCAACCCGCAGATCTATGACATGGTGGAGTTGAACCGTCAGATGTTGGATGTTCTAGGTATCAAGAACGTCGGCAAGCTAGTTCCTGCGGCAGAAGATCAGAAGCCAAAAGATCCTGTGTCCGAGAACATGGCTGTCCTAAATGGCAAGCCGGTCAAGGCGTTCATCTATCAGGATCATCAGGCGCACATCACGGTACACATGTCGGCCATGCAAGATCCAAAGATGGCTGCTGTTATTGGCCAGAACCCGCGCGCGCAGCTGATGCAGGCGGCACTTATGGCTCACATTAACGAGCATGTGGCGTTTGAGTACCGTAAACAGATTGAAGAAATGCTGGGCGTTCCGTTGCCAGAGATGGACAAGGAGTTGCCGGAGGAAGTGGAAGTCGAGGTGTCGCGCATGATGGCGGCAGCGGCAACGAAGCTGTTGCAAAAAGATCAAGCGGAAGCTGCACAACAGCAGGCGCAACAGACTGCGCAAGATCCGATTGTCCAAATGCAGCAGGCAGAACTCCAGCTCAAGATGCAGGAACTGGAACTCAAGAAGCAGAAGCTCACGGTGGAAGCATCCGAGAAGGCGGACAAAATCCGCATCGAGGAAGAGCGCATCGCGGCGCAGAAAGAGATTGCGGGTATGCAGGTCGGTGCCAAGTCGGCAAAAGACAAGGCAGATCTGGACGCTCGCATGGAGTTGGAAGGCATAAAGCTAGGTACGCAGATCGCCCGAGACCAAGTTGAGATGAGAAAACCGCCGCCAAAACCGGCGAAGAAGAAGGAGTAATCCATGGAAAAAGCGCTTGAAGTACTGCTCAAACAGGTGCGTGACAAGCGCGATCAGATAGTGGAGGCCGTGTCCAATAGCGCGGCCAAGGACTATGCTGATTATCAAAAACTTTGCGGCGAGATCCGAGGTCTATCGCTGGCAGAGGGTTTTATCTTGGACCTTGCAAAAAAAATGGAGTATTCCGATGAGTGAAATTTTAATCGCCAGTCAAGATGGCGAGACTTCAATGCTGCCAGAAACAGCGGAGGAGAAAGCAAGACAACTGCCAGAGCCTACGGGATACCACATCCTGGTCGCTCTGCCGGAAGCAGAAGAGAAATTTGACAGCGGGCTAGTCAAGGCAGACCAAACTCTGTACGAGGAAAAGGTACTGGCAACTGTCTTTTTCGTCATCAAAATGGGACCCGATTGTTACAAAGATGAGAAGCGGTTCCCGAATGGTCCATGGTGCAAGGAAGGGGATTTTATTCTCGCCCGTCCAAACACTGGCACTCGGCTGAAGATTCATGGTCGTGAGTTCCGACTCATCAACGACGATGTGGTCGAGGCGGTAGTGCAGGATCCGCGCGGCATTAGTCGTGCATAACAAAGGAGAAACACATGGCACAACAAGACATGGATGACTTCAAATTCCCTGATGAGCAGGAACCAAAAGCCGAGGCCAAGGAGGAATTTGAGTATGAGATAGAGGACGATACTCCTCCAGAGGATCGCGGCAAGGAGCCGATGCCCAAGGAGATTGTCGAAGAGCTGGATAACGACGAGCTTGAGGAATACTCCGACACCGTAAAGGTGCGCCTGAAGCAGATGAAGAAGGTGTACCACGACGAGCGTCGGGAGAAAGAGCAGGCGTTGCGTGAGCAGCAGGAAGCCCTGGCCTACGCCAAGCGGATTCTTGAGGAGAACAATGCACTCAAGAGCCGGCTGACGCAAGGTGAAACGGCGTTTGTTGCTACAGCAAAATCGGCGGCAGAGCTTGAGTTGCAGGCAGCCAAGAAGGCTTACAAAGAAGCCTACGACGTTGGCGATTCTGACGCTCTGATAGACGCGCAGGAGAAGTTGAATCACGCGCAGTACAAATTGCAGCGGGTGTCAGAATACGTTCCGTCTAGACAAGAGCCGGAAACTGATGTACAACCTGTTGCCAATCCAGCACCTCGTCCTGACCAGAGGGCAATTGCGTGGCAAGAGCGCAATCAATGGTTCGGTAAGGACGAGGAAATGACCAGCTTGGCTCTGGGCTTGCATCAGAAGTTGGTCTCTCAGTACGGGACGGCATATCCGTCTACGGACGAATACTGGAAGAAGGTCGACGAGACCATACGCCGTCGATTCCCAGAGCATTTTGCGGATCAGGAGGAAGCCCCTGCGCAGGAGACAAAACCCCAGCGCGAGAAACCTGCTCCGGTTGTTGCACCTGCAACGAGAAGCACTGGATCGAAGAAGATCTTGGTTAAGCAGTCCGCAGTCGCCATGGCAAAAAAACTTGGCGTACCGCTGGAAAAATACGTGCAGGAAATGCAAAAATTGGAGGGTAGAAATGGCTGAGAATCGCACACCGCGCAGTACAGAGAGTCGTAACCAAACGCAGCGTCCCCAGCAGTGGGCGCCGCCGGAGCTTCTGCCAGAACCAGATAAGCAGCCGGGTTACAAATACCGTTGGATTCGCGTGTCGCTTGGAGGACAAGCTGACGCTCGCAACATCTCTATCAAACTACGAGAAGGTTGGGAGCCGGTGAAAGTCGAAGAGCAACCGCAATATGGACTGCTAGTCAACGGCGAGGGACGGTGGAAAGACTGTGTCCAAGTCGGCGACGTGTTGTTGTGCAAGACGCCAGAGGAGCTAGCCGAGCAACGTAACAACCATTACCTTGCACAATCGGAACAGCAAATCCGGGCAGTGGACAACAACCTTATGCGTCAAAACGACCCACGTATGCCGCTATTCAAGGAGTCGAGTTCATCGACGACGCGAGGTGGCGGTTAAACTTATTGGAGTTATCAATGGCATATCCTACTGTATCGAAGCCTTATGGGCTTCAGCCGATCAATTTGATCGGCGGGCAGGTGTACGCCGGTTCGACTCGCCTATTCCGTATTGCTGCTGGTTACGCCACTAGCATTTACTACGGTGATGTCGTAAAAATTGCATCGGATGGCACGGTCCAAAAGGACACAGGCACTACGACTGCAACCCCGGTTGGCATCTTTGTTGGCTGCACTTACACAAACCCGTCCACCCAGCAGAAGCTGAACTTCCAGTCGTACACTGGCGGTACCAATGCTCCTGACATCCAGGCTTACATCGTGGATGACCCGGACGTTCTGTTCAAAGTGGCTGCCGTTTCGTCCGGTACTACCGTGGCTTTCTACAGCTCGGAGCAGATCGGCCTGAACGCTGCACTGGTACAGAACAATGGTTCGAATACCACTGGTGATTCGCAAGTTGCAATTTCTGGAGCATCGTTTGCAACAACTGCTTCGCTGCCGATCCGTATCGTGGACATCGTCCCTGATACATCAAACAGCGCAAACGGCTACTGCGAGTTCATTTGCAAATTTAATGCACCATACATCGTCTCTACGTTCACGAACACATCGAACCTTGTTACTTCTACAGTAACTGGCGGACATGCGTATCTGAACCCGACCGGTGTTTAAGGAGTAAGACATGGCTATTTCACGCGCACAACTACTGAAAGAGCTACTGCCTGGCCTGAACGCCCTGTTCGGCATGGAGTACGCTCGTTATGGCGAAGAACACAAAGAGATCTACGAAACAGAGACCTCCGAGCGTTCCTTCGAAGAAGAAACCAAACTGTCTGGCTTCAGCGCCGCACCGGTCAAGAACGAAGGTTCTGCGATCCGGTACGACAATGGTCAGGAAGCTTGGACTGCTCGATACAACCACGAAACCATCGCTCTGGGTTTCTCGCTGACCGAAGAGGCCATCGAAGATAACCTGTATGACAGCCTCTCGGCTCGTTATACCAAGGCGCTGGCTCGTGCAATGGCGTACACCAAGCAGGTAAAAGCTGCTGCTGTACTGAACAACGGCTTCTCCAACTCGTATCCGGGTGGTGATGGCGTGGCTCTGTTCAGCACTGCACACCCGCTGGTATCTGGTGGCACCAACAGCAACACACCGTCGACCCAAGTTGACCTCTCGGAAACCGCGTTGGAAAACGCAGTTATCCAGATCGCCGCTTGGACTGACGAACGTGGCCTGCTGATTGCTGCTCGTCCTCGCAAGCTGATCGTGCCTCCGGCATTGCAGTTTGTGGCGACCCGCCTGTTGGAGACCCAACTGCGTCCGGGAACCAATGATAACGACGTGAACGCGATCGTTAACAACGGCTCCATCCCGGAAGGCTATACGATCAACCACTTCTTGACCGACACGAACGGCTGGTATCTCACCACCGACGTGCCAAACGGCATGAAGCACTTTGTTCGTATCCCGTTGCAGAACTCCATGGATGGTGACTTTGACACTGGAAACGTTCGTTATAAAGCACGTGAACGTTATTCCTTTGGATGGTCGGATCCCTTGGGCATGTTTGCAAGCCAAGGCGCTTGAAAACACAAGGTTCTGCCAACACAACCCCGCTTCGGCGGGGTTTTTTGTCGCCAATACAAATTTGTGCTACACTTCCTGTGTCAAAGTCACGGAGGAGATTATGGACACAAATCAATTACCCAAGACCCGCAAGGAGGCGATGGCCACCGGTGCCACGCATTACTTCACTGGAGAGCCGTGCAAGCACGGGCACATAGCGCCAAGAAAAACCAAGGGGACTTGTGTTGAATGCCAAAAGATTGAGTGGGAAAAGAACAACCAAAAAAGAACTGAGTACTTTCAGTCCTACAACAAATCGGAATCTGGCAAAGCTGCCAAGAAAAAGTATTACGAAAATAACAAAGAGATAGTCAAGATTAAGGCTATGGCTCGCTCAAACGAGCAAAGGCAAAAGTATCGAAAAGCGTGGAAGTTAAAAAATCCAGATGAGGTTAAGGCCAGCACAAAGCACCGCCGAGACAAGCACAAGCAGGCAACTCCGAAATGGCTTACTCAAGAACAGAAAAAACAAATCCGGCAACTATATATTGACGCGATGATTGCATCCCGCGTTACAGGAATTCCGTACGTGGTGGATCATGAGGTTCCACTCAGGGGAGAAAATGTATGCGGCCTACACGTTCCTTGGAACCTGCGGGTTATGACAAGGGAAGAGAATCTACGCAAGTCGAACAAGCTGCTCGCGTCATAGCTTTTCCCTTGCATTTCCTGTCTTCTCATTGTATAAGCCTATTATTCCGGGAATACCGGGTGTGGCAAACAGTCCCGGCTGACGTCAAGCAGATTGCCATACCGAACTCGCTTGAGAGGACAATTCGATGGCTGTATCTACTACCCAAAGCATTTGG